CTACAGCTTGATGATGGTGGCTAGCACCGCGACGCCGATAGCGACGATGCCGCCAAGCCGTACGGTGAGCCGGAGCGTCTGATGCTCCAGCGCCGATGCCAGGTCGGATTTCGTGACCAGCTCCACCATGACGAACTCCCGTGCCGCGTCGGCGTGGGCCTCGGCCTGTTCGGTCGGGATGCCCGCGTCCCGTAGTCGGCGAGCATACCCTAAAGTGTCGAACGCGTATGCCATCTCACGCGGCCTTGCGAAGCGCTGCTGAGCGGGCCTGCTGTAGCTTCATGATGGGCTCGTCCATCTCGCCCTTTTGGACGGCCTGGGCCGCCGCGTCGTAGAACGCGGGAAGCTCGGCGAGCGGCCCGACCTGCACCGCGGTGTTCGTCCCCTCCAGCGGGATGGAAAGTTGGCCGTAGCGCAGGGTGGTCCAGTAGGTGCCGTCGATCTCCCGGTAGAACCAGGTGCTCGCCTCTCGGCCGCCGTCCGTCTTCGGGAGTGGTTGGTTTTCGAGGACCCGCTGAACGTAGCCCTTCTGGATCTTCAAGCCTTCGATGACCTTGGCTTTGGCCGCAGTCAGCGGGTCGCCTTTCTTGCTGCCGGCATACTTCGGCGGGGTGCCGACTTTCTTGCCGCGCGTGAACGATAGTGCCATGTGGAACCTCCTATGTGATGTGCTCCACTGGCTATCGTACCATTGCGGATCGTTTCGGTGTAGGACGAATGGCGAGGAACTATGAGGATATCGTTGCAAGATCCTTCATCATCCTCTGAGTTCCATAGCCATATGTCGGTGTCTTTGCATGGCAGACCGCGCACAGTGTGCGGCCGTTATCAACATCCCATAGGTTGTCACACCGATCGGCGGCCAATGAGGTTGATATACGATGTTCATACAGGAGCAACGCTAGCGGTCGGATGTGGTCAGCATGAAGGCGCTCGTAATGCTTTTCTGATTTATTCCAGCCGCCCTTCTTACCACACTGAGTACATCGCCATCCGTCTCGACGATAGATCGCGAGCCGCCACGCTCGGAACCTTGCAGAACCGCGTACGAGATTCTGTAGGGCAGTTGTTCCTCCTCGCCAGTTACTCGTGTGCGGCCCTCTATAGGCACGCAGCTTTGCTTTTGTTGCTTCGGAATGAGGTTGCATATGTCGGGCCTTTCCGAACGCAGCTTTTCGCATCTTCTCGATTGTTTCAGGCGAGCGAGGCACACCGATCTTAGACAAGCTGATGCGTCGGCAATGGTCGGCGCTTTTGACGCGCCCCTTCCAATTAAAGAAGCGATTTGGGTGATGATTGATTTTCTTTAGTAAGCCAGCAACACATGCGCGGCCACAGACGCGGCGTTTCAGCTCATATTTGTATCTAATAGAAAAGCGGTTGTTGCACACCTCGCAGATCTTTTGTTTTGACATACTCCTTACAAATTATCGAACCAGTCTTCCGAGGTTATCCGGCTCGGATTAAGTCTGTGAAAACAGAATCCCCACTGGTCGGTCACCTTACTCGTCTCGATGTTGTAGCCCTTGGCTCTCAACTCGCTGATGCGGCCATTGCATTCTGATACCAGCATCACCTGCTTGAAGTAGCGGGTGCTGATGCCGTCGCCGCAGGGATGCCGACGGATGTATTCCTCGGGTATCTTGTGATGGCCTGACTGGACAGCTTCCAGCACCTTCAAGATGCGTTCCTGCTGCGTGGGCTTCTTAGTGGTCATACCTCATTTGCCATCTCCAAGAAGGAAAGACGGATCGCTGGCGACGTGTTCGGATAGTGTGCGGTTGTCCTTCATGATCGCGTAGGGAAGGAATACTTGCGGCACCGTTGCCATGTTCACTTCCACAAGCGCGAGCTGCGCTTCTATCCAGTCCTTGATGATACGCCACGCGGTGCGCGTAGCCTGGGCACCGCTCTCATCGAATCGGTCTGGTAACCGGCCTCTCACTTTAGTTCTGTGGGCGTTGTGATGTTTGAAAATCTCTTGCACCGCGCGCCAGTTGCACGGCAGACGAAACCCCATCGGTTTACCACCGACGTTCATGCGGAAGCTCACTGATGAAACGTTAGGACCATCGTACTCCGTCATCATCGCGGTTACACCGTGACGAGATAGCATCTTCTGTATCTCGCTGATGGTCTGCTCCGGTTCGATTTTCGTCGTGTAGTTAAGGAGTGCCATGGCTAGGTGTTTCGACGGCGCTTAGCTTTTAATCTGCGCCAACCAAGCTTCGCTGCCTTTGACCGCACTTCAAACGTCAGCTTCGCATTGGTGACTTTCGCACCTCGCCGCCCAGCTTCTCGTGTATCCATACTCTGAGGATAACACGGGTTTTGCAATCAATGCGCGGCGCTGTGGATAATCGATAGCGCGCCGCCGTGCATATGATATACTGGGTAAGGTCGAGCAGATGGTTCGTTGTTGGGGGTAAGGCTCGGTAGGTATGGAGTAACACCAGACCGTGAGTGCCTAAAACTACCGAATATCCCCACCAGCGAATCGTCACATTATTCACCAACCGTAATCAGCGTATGAAGAAAATAGAACGATTCGAGGTAGGAGATGAGTGCTTTGACACGCTCCATAAGATCGAGGCCAAAGTGCTGTATGTCCATCCGAAAAGCGGAAAGCTCCTGATCGAGCACGTCGGGGATGGCAGCGGGTATCTCGCGGTCAAAGACCCGGACGAAGTTACCTCGGCGCATATCGAAGAAATGACCGTCGCGGAGGTAAGTGCGGCACTTGGTAAGCGTGTCAAGATCGTTGAATAGCCCATGCCTCCCTTCACCATCAATCATAGTCGCGCATACCTCGCGCACCGGAACTATGAGAGGAACTACCGATGGCTGGCGTGGGGTTCCGTGCTCCTAGTCGCCACCGTTACAGTATGGGCGCTGTTCGTCATTCAGGTCGCGTTAGACAGCGGGGCGTTCGGGCCGTTGCAGTAGCATTACACAAAGCAGTAACCACACAACCCCATGAACACAAAAAGCGGTTCGTTTTTGCCTGACGGATACGAGGTGCCCCAGGCACCAAGCGATTATACAAAGCTCAAGAAGGGGCCGAACAAGCTCCGCATCCTTTCAACGCCCATCCTCGGCTACGAGTATTGGACGGAGGAGCCGCGCAAGCCGGTGCGCTCGCGCACGCTGTGGAACGTCATCCCCGTCGATGCCGACATTTCCAAAGGATGGCAGCCCAAGCACTTTTGGGCGATGATCGTGTGGAACTACGATACGCAGTCCATACAGATCTGGCAGCCTACTCAGAAGACCATTCTGACCGAGATACAGGGCTATGCCGAGAATGAAGACTGGGGCGACCCTCGTAAATACGACATCACGATCAAGCGCAGTGGCGAAGGCTTGAAGACGGAATACACCGTGCAACCGTCGCCGCACTCTGTCATCTCGCCTACCATCAAGGCGGCCTACACCGAGAAGAAGATCAACCTTGAAGCTCTCTTTGACGGTGCCAACCCGTTCGATGCTACCGAGCGCAGCGCCAGCCTCGATACCGAGACGTTCAAGCCCGAAGTAGCAGCGCATGAGGGCGAATTTCCCGAAGAGGAAATCAACCCTGACGATGTTCCTTTCTGAGTCGTGCTAGAATGGGAGTATGAAGCGGTGCTTCAAATGCAAGAAGGCAAAGCCTCTCGACCAGTTCTACGTTCACAGTGAAACGTTGGATGGACACCTCGGTAAGTGCAAGGCCTGCACAAAGAAGGACGTAAGGCGGCGATACTATGACCCTAGGTTTCGGCCCAATATCATCGCCTATGAAAAGGCTCGCTTCCGGCAACCCGATAGGAAGGCGAAGGCCCTTGAATACGCCAAGCAGGCAAGGAAACGGCACCCCGGTAAGGCGAGAGCAAGAACTAAGGTAGCCCGTGCGGTTCGCGCCGGTAAGATCAAGCGTTTGCCTTGTCAGACATGCGGCTCGCTAAAGGTGGAAGCACACCACACAGATTATCGAAAACCATTATCCGTCGTTTGGCTCTGTCGTAAGCATCACATGGAAGCCGAAAACAAGTCACCCTTCTAATCATGGAACACGGCACCACACGCATCGGCGACATCCTGCTTCAACCGCGCAAGCCGGTTAAGCCGGTGTCGTCCGAACGTGCCGAACTGGTGGGGAAGTTCGCCGATAGGCTCAACCGTGACAGGGATGGCGTGAAGTTCAAGAAGCTGTCCTACGCCGCGGTGTCGGTGAAGCTGGCGCATATCAGGACCATCTTTGACCTGTATGCGTTCTACCGTCAGTGCGAGGAAGCACGTTCCTTCTCCGCCTACTTCTGGTGGGCGCTCAAACCGAAAGAGTAGGACCCGCGGCCGTCGCTTGGTATCCGAAAGGCCCCCCTGCGGGGCCTTTTCCGTTAGCGAAAGTTGCTATGAAAGGCAACGCAGATCGTCACATACGGGTCGGGCCTCGCATTTGCTAGTGGCGGAAGTTTAACGGGATGATGCTCTACATAGAGCACTGATAAAATATCAAGGCCCCCACCACCGTTGCCGATAACAAGGCGGTCGCCTGGATTGGGAAGCGTCACGAAGCGAAAAGTTCCATAGCCTGAACCTTCTGTTTCACCATGCACGATCGCCTCAATCATTGTTGCTGTCCCATTTTGCATTGGTGTAGCCGCACTGCGGCCCGCGTGTCATTTTGTCAGATACGGCTTCCTATAGCTCTCTGGATGCCCGGCGCCTTGCGACGGCGGCTTCTTCACCAGGACGAAGCCAGACAGCTTGAGATGCTCCACCAGCCGCTCGGCTACGATGGCGGCCATGAAGCGGTCTGCATCGTGTGTTCGCTTCCCGGCCTTGAACGTGAGTGCGTAGGCCAGGGTATCGGCGGCTTCCTCGGGGCTTGCTTCTCTCATAGTCTACTGTAGCGTGGGAACGTAACATGAACAAGCATGAAAAGTGCTTTCAGCATCCGGGCAAGATTTTTCAGCGGCGCGGTAGCACAAAATGGGAACGGACTCGCCTTAACGCACTGCGGTGTGGTATTGCAGGTGAATGGCCGGTCAAGCGAAGCAGAAGCAGTATAGTCGGGAGCAGTTCTTGCTGCGCCATCCCCGCTGTGCGTACTGCAATAGTGCCGCCACGACCACCGATCACTGTCCGCCACGCTCATTCTTTGTGGGGCGCGCGTGGCCAGAGACATATGAGTTCCCAGCTTGCGAACAATGCAATGCCGATGGACGCTACGACGAGCAAGTGCTCGCCGTGCTCGTGCGAATCGGTCCCGCCGAAATGGCGCCCGCCGCGCTGGAGGAATGGAAGCGGTTTTGGAAGGGCGTGCTCAACAATTCCCGAGACGTAGCAGTTGAGATGATGTCCATGAGTGCCAACGATCGACGGCGCTCGTTGCGCGAATCCTTTGGTCCGATCGGGGATCAAATGCGGCTCGCGGGATGGGGTTCTATGCGGTTGGGACTGCTCACACAGGATGCTATCGGGCGTTTCATGGTGAAGCTCGGTAGAGCGCTCTATTATCGTCATAACAATGTGCCATTTCAGGGTGTGATCTATGCTAACCACTTCAACACGCTCAGTAAGGCACACACACCTGCGTTGATAGAGTCACTTCTGCGCATCGCTCCAATGCAACCGGAGCTGAAGCGAGCTAACCAGGACCTATCGGACCAGTTCATCTACAGATTTAATCACAATGCAGAACATGGCGCGATGTATGCCGTTGTGCAATTTAGTGAGCAGATGATCTTCCAGATCCTCGCGATGCGGTGGGAGATGAGTGATCAAATTGACCAATGGATTAAAGAGAAGGGCATTGAATCACCTTTCCAACGGCGTGTAGAATGTCGTCTGTCTCAGACGGATATCCACATCCCCATCCCTTCCGGGTGAGGAATAGGTATATGCTGATTGATGATGTTACGTAGTCAGGCACATATCGTGTCGTGCACAGAGAGCGCAACGTGTGTTATGCTTTCAATGCGCGATAAGCGCCCGCTACAAAACATCCGAATACGAGCCGCTTCCTGCAAAGGGAGTGGCTCTAATTCGTTGTGTTTACATACACCTTGTGCAACCGCGTGATCGGGCCGCCGCGCGTAAAATCATCGTCCGCTAAACTCAAAGCTCTCGCTCAGACGCATACGGGAAAGACAGGAAAAACAGTTGACCACTCTGTCCTGTCCAATGGTATGCGCCGGAGAGAGAGAACCTGGATATATCGCTCTTCACTGAGAGAGGTCTGATAGGACAGGCGCACAGGTAAACGAATTAGCTTTAAGCCTTGTTTCGGGTAAGACCTGATGCAAAAGTGGGGCTAGTGGTCGAATTGTGAAGGAGAGTAAGATGCCCGTCCACGCAATGGGTTCGCTACTGAGCCTTGTTAGCGCAGCCTCAGCCTTTGCGGCGGCAGTCTATTGGTATCTATCTGCTCGTCATAAGCTTCCCCCCTTGGTGCCATATTGGGATGGAACACCAGAGGATGATCCATTCTCAGTGGCAATCCAAAAAGGGGTGCGACTGAATCGGTGGGCAGCATCGTTCGCTGGATTGTCGGCGCTCTGTGCTGGGATATCGACGCTGCTCACTTTCCTTCCATAACGAAAGGATGCCATCTACCACTCGGCAGGAAACGAGATACAGGGGCATCGTCCCTTTACGCCGGGTGTCTCCACAAATCCCGTGTGTCGGCACGGGAACGGCGCGCGCTCGGGCCGGACGTGAGCAGTGTGGCCGGGGCGCGATATTTCGCTTCCTAGCGAGCAGGAGCCAGTGGATGGGACAATGTGCCATCCCTGACCCAAACTCTTTGCTACGGGGCTTGTGGGCCAGAATTACGAGGTGCTGGAGGCTGCGGCCACCGCGCTCTTGTGCGCGAGGTGCGACCAGATGAAGCACGCGGCGGTGACGATGGCCCCCATGACGGTGACGAAGCCCTGCACGTCCTGGGCCGTGAAGCCAGTGGCTCCGGCGAGCGTCAGGACGGAAAACAGGAAGCCGGTAAGGTTTGCTGCAAGCGTTTGATTCATACTGTTGATGAGGTGAACTTATAATAGCCCGTTGAGCTTGGCCCTGGTGGCGGGACCGACAACATCGCCCCCCAGCTCCTCCAGGGTTGCGGCACTGCTGACCAGGTACTTGAGTTGGAACGCCAACACGGCTTGAGCGGTGATCTGCCCATAGTAGCCTGTTGGCGCGAGATTGAATTCGCCATCGTAGGCGAGAAACTGCTGCAAAGCGAGAACGTCGGGGCCGGAAGCGCCAAGCTTGAGGTCGTTGGCGAAATTGTAAGACGGCGGCTTGACCGGCGCGGGGTTGTAGATCAGCACGATGGCTCCCCAGATCGCGCCGGTGCCGTATTGGGTCGCCACCTGCGCCGCGAAGTAGTCCTCATCGAGGAATTGCCAGCCGTTCAAGCCAACGCCCTGCACGCCCCAGCTCTGCGGGCACCAGATGCCCTTCTTGCCATTGTAGATCTGTGGCTGCGCCCCGTGCATGTAGTGATACCACAGCTCCTCGCCGGGGGCGGGCGGCTTGGGTTGGGTAGAAAGCCAGGTGCCGTTGTTGCTGCCCGCGATGCCCAGCACGATGCCGTTGCACGCGATGATGGCCTGCGCGACCGTATCCAGATCGAAGGACGGGAAGGCATAGGCCATGGTTGCCTGATCCTTGGCTGCGCCGATACGGGCCGCCGCGGTGATGTCCTGCGGCCGTTCCATGAATGACTCGGACGGCGCCTGCCCGTTCTGGTAGCTCGGGCAGTCGTCCTCCAGGCCGAAGCCCTGCCGCTTCGCGATGGTGGCGAGGTCGCGGTCGCTGCTGCCGCCTCCGGGGACGTAGACCTGGCTGTAGAGGTATTTGGCACTGCGCGGTGCGCCGTCCTGTGCATAGGCCGCGCGAAGGCGCTGGCCATAGTACGAGAACGCCTGGCCGCCGCAGCTTCCGCTCTGCCCCTGGTTCTTGATGGAAAGCAGGGATACGAGCGCAGGATCGGGACCGTCGCCCTCCTGCCACGAAAACGGGATCGAGGCTTCGGCTACTTCATTGGGAAGGTAGGGATAGTCGCGAGGGTCGGGCCGCTTGAGCGTCGCGCCGCTCGGGTGAACACCGATGAGATCAATTGGGTCTTTCATATGCCTCTATCGTACACCCACTGAGAAGTAGGTGGTCACCAATCCCCACACCGCCTGCACGGACTGGATGAAGCTGCCGATGGCGATGAGTAGGCCAACAACGAGGAAGGCGTTGCGTCGCGCGGATAGCCACTTGCCATACGCCTGCGTAATGGGTGCCGTCTGGTCTACGAGGGCATCTACTTTTTTGGTGAGGGCGTTCACTTTGCCGTTCACTGCGCCATCGACGGCCACCTGGATGGCCGGTTGAAGCTGCGACTTGAGCGCGGATTCGATTCCATCATGTATGTACTTTTGGATATCCTCGGGTTTCATGGCTAGAAGATGTTGGTAATTGCAAGGTGAGTTGTGTCGATAGCAACGCCGACCTTCCTCGTGTTCGTGCCCGGAGTGCTGCCGATAGTACCGTTGGTGTCGTTGAGATAGTACTCCTGTAGAGGTTTGAGGCCCGAGAAGCCGCCCAGTATGCCGGATGAAGCAACAATAGTGTTCGACCCCGGCGTTGACTGAGCCCCGTTGGCGAAGCCGATGAACGCAACTGAACGATATTTAGAATTGGAGTAGTATCCGGTAACGGATGGATTGGCTGAATTTGCATTTACTATAGCGTAGGTTGGTGCAGTTGCCGGTGCAAAGGATATTAAATCTAGGTTATAGTAATCAGTCCCCCCGAATGTCATGGTGGCTGTGAATGCTGAAATGGGATTTATGACTCCGCTGTCACCTACTGCTCCGTCACCAATAGAACCAGAGGTATTGAAACTTCCTAATGATACTGCCGAAGGAGTGCCTTGCGCTTGTCCCACAGCAAGCACGACACATCCTGCGACTGTGGGTGTTAAAGATAGCGAAGCACTATTTGCATTTCCATAGACCGTGTTTGAGTTATCAGGGAAACCTGACTGTGACACTCCATAGTAAGAAGTTACTTGTGCCGCATAGCCAGCACTCGAGTAATTGTAGACTATATTTTGAGATCCCGTAGCGGGTGCGTAGAGATACCAAATAGAATAACCGAGGTTGGTGAAAGTTGATCTGGATACCAATTTCGTCATTCCAACCCCATTTACGGTTATGGAGGTTGGGTCTGCTCCAACACCATTTCTCATAACCGTAATGATGAGTAGACGGTTTGCGTTATTCCCTATGGTTACCGCTTGAGTGTGAGAAGTACCACCGAAACCACTGGTAACAGTAGTTGCAAAATCTGTCTGTATGCCACCATCGCTCTGATACCATCCTGCGGCGAGCGCCGCGCGGTCAGCCACTGCCTCTCCCACAGCAAGCGATAGGCCAGTAAACGGGGTATTGAGGTTGGTGATATTGGAGCCGTCACCGTAGAGGTATCGCCATGGGAATGACGCACTGCCCAGGTCATAGCTCGAAGCTACGGCCGGGAGCAGCGTGTCGGGTATCGCTGCGGGATTAAACTGCAACCCGAGTATCGGCCGCACGTCGCTTTGGATGTACCCCTCCCCGCTCTGCTGGTTGTCGAAGTCGTAGAGCGCCGTTTCACCTGTCACGTTGTACAGCTCGCACAGGGGCATCTTGCCGGCAGGATAGGTCGGGACGGCAGGGCTGGCGTTCTCGGCGCCTGTCGTCCATGCCAGCGTGCCCGTGTTGTCCACGGTGAGCACGTCGATGCGGGGATGAGAGCTTGGGGCCGTGACGGTTGGGGTCACTCCGCCAGCGAAAAGCACCCGCGTTCCATTGACGTATACGGTGCCCTTGTGGACGTACAGCGCCATGGTGTTTGCCGTCCAGCTTCCGCTGGTGACGGTCGTGGATACCGAGAGGCTCGTGAGAGGAGCATAGAGGCTGGTGTTGCTGCTGGCGAGGTAGAGGGATGTTCCGCCTGCAGGAAGGTAGAAGGACAGGTAGCCGACGAGGAGCTGGTTGGCGGCGGACAATGCCACGCCGTTGGCGGTGGTGGTTTGCGGCTGGTTGAGCAAGGCGAGGACGTTTGCAACAAAGCCCGCCGCGGTTCCTGGATTGAGCACGTCGCCGGGCGTGGTGCCAATCGTGCCGACGGCCGTGAGCACGACGTTCGTGCCATTAATATCGAAGGTTATCGTCTGGCCGTTTGTGGGCGCGGTTCCCAAAGCCAGGATGCCTTGCATCTGCTGAACAAGAAGCGAAGCGGCCCCACGCGCGTCGGCCCGAAGGTTGGTGATGTTTTGGGCCAGAATGTTCTCGGCTGGAATGACGGATAGGCTACGCATACGTTATGAATTAGTGATATTGACATCGACCTGAACCGTGCTGTCTTGGCCATTCACCTTGATGTAGCTGGAAGACAGCAGGGAGTGGTTGAAGATCTGGCCGCTACCGATTGTCGTGCTTCCATCAACGAAGGCTCCCACCTCGGTATAGGTGCCGTTGGGTAGGTTTGCATCCGACACATACGCCTGCACGATGGCATCGGTCGTCCCATAGTCCTGCTGGAAGGACACGGGTAGACGGATAACGGGCGTGGTGAGCGCTGTGTCGTTCACTGTGGGCGTCGCGGTGCCCGTTCCCAGCTCGATGTAAGAAAGGTTTAGGCTGTAGGTGTTGATTCCGACGAGGCGCTGGATGATGAGGTCGAGCCCGTAGCCGGGGCTGTCCATGACCAGGTTGGGGCACTCGACGGCAGTGCGTATGAAATACGCCGCCTTTACTGCCTCGATAGCGCGATCAAGCGTGAGTGGAATGATGCCTTGGGCACGGCAGCGCGCGCGCTCCTCAAGCAAGGGAGTGGCGGCCTCCACCATGCCGGCGCGGTAGGTGTTGATGGTGATTTTCCCGCGTATGCGCAGTCCTTCCCGTGTCGTTTCCATTCCCACCATTTTACCCATAGGACGCGAAGCCATACCGGGGTTGTGGAGAAGTCGGGCCGTACTGATACGGTCTCGTGCCGCCTGTCACGGCCACGGTGTCCGTCACAGTGAGCGCTTCCTCCACGGGCACAAGAACCTGTAGCACGGTGCTGGCACTTGTCTGCGTCTGTCCGTTCGTCTGCTGCAAAAGGTAAAGCATCATGTCGGTGAACGTGACGGTCTGACTGCCCATCGCCTCCACTTGGTATTCGAGCTGGTAGGGGGAACGGCCCACGCACTCGATGCGGCGGATGAGCAGCGGGTAATTGGACACGCCGAACTTGGCGGAATTGAACATGATCGTCTGGCCGATATAGAGCTGGTTGGACAGCGGCGATATCGAATTGAATTTCACGTCGTAGACGGGGTGGCCGAACATCTCGATTTCGGCCAGGGCGCGGGCCTGAGCCTGCTGAACCGAAAGGATATTGTTGTCTGTGATCACGTCCTGAAACTCGCCATAGGCGGCGATCGACGCAGGGTTGGACACGAATGCGAGGATGGGCACGTGGGCTGTTCCCTGCACGACAAGTGCATGGCCGCCGCCGGGGTCGCTAGTGAAGAGAAGGAAGTGTCCTGTGCTGTCGTAGAGCACCTGCACCTCCGCCGGGTCAGTGACCTGGTTCTGGCCGATGGCCTGGCCCACACCGTCGAGCGTCACAACTAGCGTGTTGATGTCGTAGGGGTAGATGAGGGGATATGCCAGCGTGCCGGCCACAGTGGTATAGGTGTCCACCGGGGCGTATTGCGGTGGGACGGCCGATGGATTGGGGTCGAGCACGAACGCCTTGGCGTACGACCCTCCCTGGACGTAGACGCTGTTCTTCATGTTGGAGAGATCGAGCGTTGCGTCCAGCGTGCTCCACTCCAAATTGCCGTTGTTGTCGTCTATGGCGAACGGCGCGGGATCTGTTTCGGTCGAGCCGGTCGCGGTGTCCGCGAAGAAGAAATGTACGTCCTTCTCGGGATCGACATACCAGTCCCACCCGATCTGTTGCGCGAGACTCTCGATGGCCTTGCTGGGCTGCTGGTAGTTGAACTGGATAAGGGATACGAGGAAGTTGCCGCGCTCGACGTGGTTGAGGGTGAACCCGGCCGGGCAGAAATTCTCAACAATGTCGGCGACGATGTCGGCCGGGTCCATCTGCGCGTAGGTCTTCTTCACCAGCTTGGAATCGAGCAGATAGCCCCAGTCCGCGCACGTAACGTGATAGCGCGTGACAATGCCCCCATCCACCACCTGTTCCAGTGTGATGACGGTGCCCCCGAAGATGAGCCGCGTGGTCGGATTCCCCGCGTCGTCATAGATCGTATAGTAGGCGCTGATGGTATTGGAGAGTTGCGGGAAGTGCGCCGGCAACGTCGGGGCGGCGGGTATCACGATGTCAAATGTGAGAGTGCCCTTCTCCTTGGTAAGCACCATCACCAAGTCGAAAGTCGTCCAGTCGATGAGACTGCTGATATCATTGCTGCCGTTGAGCACCTGGATCTGTGACGACGCGATGGTAGGCATACAGGTCAGGCGTAATTGTGCATCCGAAGTTGCTGCTGAATCATCTTAGTGAGCTGGTTGGCGAACCGCGTAGCGCTCTGTGAGTCAGTCCCGACCAGTGAGCCGATGTTGATGACGATGTTCCCGCCGCCGCCATAGCTGCCTGCGCCGGACAGCGAGGAGCCGCCGTTGAACGCTGAGAGCGGAATGATGGCCTCCGGCCCGGCTTCGCCGACCAGCGCGAGCGTCGGGCCGTTGACGATGCCCCCCTCGGCGAACGCGGGTATCTTTGAGAGCGTGCTGCTTATGGCTCCGCCTATTGCGCCACCGACGCTGCCCACCTTGCTGACTGCGGCGGCGATAGCCTCGATGGCTTTCTCGATCAGATTAAGCGACACGACGAGCACGTCTGTAAAAAAGGTGGCCACCTTGGTCGCGATGGTGAGGATGTCGGTGAAGCCCTGGGTAGCCAGGGTCAATATGTCCACGAGCAGCACGATCGCACCGACCAGCGTTGCGCCGATGACGACCCCCATCGCTTCCATAAACGGCTTGAGAGGTTGGAGCGCATCCCACAACTGTTTGAGCGCGGGCAGCAGCTCATCGTTCCAATCGGCTGAGATGCTCTGCCACGACTGCTTGAAGAGATCGAGGATACCGGTGTGCGTATTGAGGTCATCGAAAAAGCTGACGATTTGAGTATGAAAGTCTACCCATAGCGCATAGGCAATTGCTATGCCTACCGCGAGCGCCAGTAGCACGCCCGCTATAATCAGCATCGGGCCTTCGAGTATGCCCATCGCAACGTCAATGAGGGTAATGCCGATGAGCAGAAGACTGAGGCCCGTGATCAGTGGTCCCAGCGTCGTCATGAACGTCTGGATGAAGGTTTCGATTTTTTCATTCGCGCCTATCCAGGCAAGCGTGGCGTTGGCAATGCCTTGTACCTGCCCAGTCATTCCCTGCTGCGTTTGAGAGAGGGTCGCGAGCTGCTGATTGAGTTCGGTTATCTTGACCTTCTCGGCGTCAATGTTGGCTGCGGCCTTCTCATGCGCAGCGGCTATCTCGATCGTGGTGCCGGTCCATTTCTGCAGGGCGGCTTCGTTCGAGGCGATTGACGCCTTCTGCTGGTCTATCTGCGCGGTGAGGGTCGCTATCTGGTTTGCGTTCTTTGATGCAGCCTGAACCGCAGAATCGATGCCCCCGGACAGAAACGAGCCGATTTGCTCGCCGATATACCCGACGATCATCTTCTTGAAGTAGCCGCCGAAGCCTTCGCCTGCCGCGCTTCCCATCGCCTCAGATTCAGCGACCACGGCCGGTTCTGCGTCTGCGATTGCCGCACTGAGGTCGGCCTCCATCGCCTTACCCTGCGTCGCCCACGCGGCCGATACCGTCGCGGCTGCCTCGGCATTGGCGCTGGCCAACGCGTCAAAGACCTCACTCATGGGCGTCTCGATCGCCGCGAAGTCGTCGGGTATGCTCTCGGCCGCTACCTTCCACGCATCGGCCGCTGCTTGCGCCTGCGCGACGACCGCATCCTCCGCGGGCGTTAAGCTGTCACTAATAGCCGTGCCCGCTGCCTCCGCGATTGGCCCGAGCCCCGAAAGTTGCTCTCCTACTTCCGTGATCTGCTCCCCGGCCTCGTTGACCGCCGAGATGACGATTTGAAGCTGCGACTCATTTTCCATGCCAAAACTATACCACGCGGGTTAGGCGGCATTTTTGCGCTTCGCCGCGTCCGATTCCGCTTTCAGCATCGCGGTAATAGCCCACAAAAAGGGCATCGGCTGGTCGAGGTATTCCTGCCACGTCCACTTCATCTCACGGCAGAGAGCCGCTGCTACCATGTCGCGCGTGGCGTCCGTAAAACCGAACGAGAAATAGCGGTGCCACGCGGCCTCTACTTCTCCGCTGTTAAATCCGTTATCAGTCCGCCCACCTCTTTCACAATCGCCGTATACTCGGCCAATGGCAGGTCGAGCAGTTTGTCGCCTATGCCTTCGGTCTCTCCGTCCAATGACACGATGCTGGCAACGGCGAACCTCTGCGTCTTCGCGGAGTTGGTGAGATCCTTGTCATCGACAATTGGAGTGAACTCGCGCGCAGTGAGATACGTCTTGAGCACAACCTTATGTCCACCGGGCGAGGTAAACTCCTTCGTTTCACGATCATTCATACAGGATTTGTTAATGGGTAAATGCCAATTCTCGACCTCTGCCATGCCAACCGCATTGCAGGCAGCGATATGTCCCCCGCGTTGCCATCGCGCATATCACCGACAGGAGAGCACCGAACCACAAAATGAGGCCGACGCCGAAAACGACAAGCAAAGGAAAGCCGGCGACAAACAGTCCGACCGCCAAGCGTCTGTATCGCGCCCCTACGTCTTGAACTTTGAAATTATGGCAGTGCGGGCACTGAGCCTGTCGCGCATCTTTCATATGCCGTCACAGTACATCCGATACCGGAATGACGCAAGGGGGGCGGTGTGAATAGGCTAGTAGGTCGAGAGGCTGTTCGTGAGGATGATCTCACCCATCAACGTATCCGAGACGCTGTAGACAGCCTTAAACTTGACGGTTTGGTAGACCAAATCCTTTACCTTGAATGGCCGGCCCAGCTCAGTGAACGTGCATTTTGCCAGCGTGATGTTGAGCGTCGGGTGGCCAGTGGAGTTGATGGTCACGTCGGTGTTCGTCGCGATCAGGCTGATGGCCTGCGGCGTCGGCCCCATGAACGCGGTCTTGGCATCCGTCTCGTTCTGCCAGATGCACTCGAACGAACCTTCGATGGAAAACTCTTTGTTGAGGAAGTCGGCGGGATTGAGGGAACCGAGCACTTCCTGGTCCTCGACATTCGCATTTATGGTCACCTTGGCACTCTTGAGCGGGACAACGGCGGGCGTGAAGGTCTGAGTACCAATGGCGCCCGTCGTGGCAGCGGAGAGGTCGTAAGCCGTCGCAGACACTATCTTGGCGACGGTCGTCCCGGTTGGAATGTTCGTACCGGACACGCCCATGCCGACGCGCAACTGCGTCTGCGGGTTTATCGAGCATGCGGTGACATGCACGGTCGAGGCCGCGGTGCCGGTTGCCGTGAGCGTACCCTGCAAGCCCGCCAGCGTGGGTGCGAACGAAGCGGCCAGGTATTGCGGCAGGAAGCGGTTGTCGCTCGTGGTTGAGGGGGTAAAGCTGCTCTGGGCCGCGCCGGACAGCGCCTTAATGCTCGCGTTGAAGGTAATGAACTTCTTGAGCGCGATGTCGATGTCAAGCTTTTCCACGACGCCGTTGGCATAGGAGTAGTCCTGTGCGGCAAGCGGGTCGTGCAGGAAGAGGGTAAGCGACTGGTGCTGCGCGCTCTCGCCGATGGTGAAGGTGTGCACATAGGGGCCGGAGCCGGTAACGGCATAGCCCCCGAACATTGAATAAAGGATGAGGCCGCTGCTTTGGTCCAGGAAGTTGCCCTGGAAGCTGCCCTGCGCCCACTTTTTCGTCTGCGTCATGTTGACGCTGTCTTCTATAATTCCGAACGCTTGCGCGTCGGTGGCAAACTCCTTCTTCTCGTCCAGCGTGAGGTCGTTCCATGGCGTCCAGTAGGATGCCGAAGACTGCGCGGTGCCCCGTGTGCTTTCCTTCGCTACGCCGAACTGAATGAGTCTCCCGATTCCCTTTGATGACATAGTTGGTTGCTATTCTACGCCCTCCTCCTTGGGGGCAGGCGCAGGTGTGGATATCGGAGCTGATGTGGTGCTGGGAGTGGACACGGCTGGTGCTTCGGCGGTGGAGTCCGCTGGAATGACAGGCACCGTTATCGGCCGCCTAATCTTCTGATATAGGGCCTCGGCTTCCTCGATGGTGGCGGCCCATATCACCTCGGCAAAGTGCACGGTGGTGGCTGCGAAATGAAACTCCTTCTTCGCGGGAGCGCCGGTCATCATCTTGTTTTGAGATTCGTCGATCATAGGCCGATTATACAACCCGCCGTGCCCTGCCTCGGCGGGATGGGGACAACCACACCTATGTCCCGATCTGGTAGAGCGTGCGGGCTTCGATCCTCACAACGAATACGCAGAGGTTCATCGCGCCTGTTGTTATCGGGCCGCCTGCTACCACCTGCGCGGGCGGGACCGTGGCGCCAACGGCCGCACCATTGAGGCTGAACGCCGTATCGAAGGCATTGAGCGCCGCGTCTATCAAATCTTCCACGCCTGTGTCGGGACTGGCTAACGCTTCTGGGTTGAGCACGAACATGATGTCGTAGCGGTAAGTGCGTTTGTTGGTCGCCTGGTCCTCGAAATCGGAGGATACCGGTGGCATGCCCACAATGGCGAACGGATAGCCCGCCGTAGCGATGTCGGTGAGCGGATTTGGGTTCTTGTCCAGGGACTTGAAGGAATTGAGAAGGCCGCCATCCACAAGCGATTGAAGGACGGAGAGGATCTGGGTCTTGATCGGCTTGGCTAAGAAGGTGGTCATAGGTCAGGCTGCGATGGCCGCGATTATCTCCTCTAATGCTGCGCCGAAGGTTGCGTTGATTTCAGGTGTTGCGGCGGCGATTATCCGTTCCATGAAGGGATTGGCCTTCGTGCCCGGATGCTGGACGCTTTTGACGGGATGTTGGGCTCCAGGCCAGAAGAGCGCCTTGGCGTTCTTGGCCTCGATGATGTGCGGCGCGGTGCCGAACTCGACATACCGTGCATACGATGCGGTCGGATACCACCAGCCCTTGAGGTTCCCTGCCACCCATTGGAAGTGGTTGACGAGGAAGCCTGTGCGTACCGGGACCGTATTGGCGTTGGTATTCTGCGCCAGCACCAGCGACGATGCGATGACGGCCCGCTGCAATATGGGTGCGGAAATGTTGGGATAATCGTCCAATTTAGCGACGAGCTGCTGTAACCCCGCTATTAGAACAACGAAGTCCATATCAGAAGTTGAGCTGCCGGTATTGAGCCAGGACGTCGAGGTCCTCCTGGTCGAGCGTGTTGCGCCAGACGGTCGTGGCGTCGCCGATACGGTCTGACGACTTGCCCGCCAGACCCCGACGCAGAAAGCGCCGCACAACCAGATTCTCGCATACGCCTGTGATGTCGCCCGGGAGCCAGTGGGTATTGTGGTCTTCTGGGTTGGCCCAATTGACCGGGTAGCCGCCGACATAGCTCACGCGGATCATGTTGTCGTAAAGGCGCGGTAGCACGCCGTAGACGCGGATCTCGCCTGAGGGATACCAGGTGAGGCCGGACACCGGATCGGTGCGCGGTTCCACCAGTTCGTACTGATCGGGGATGAAGTCCGTCCAACTCGGGTTGGTGGGCGTGCCCGCGCGCCACTGGAAGCTCGATATCGAGAACACCGGAGTGTTGCGTAGCAAGAGGTATATCTGCCGAGAGTTCTCTATCGAGTAGGTATCGTTCGTGAATGTCTGCTGCACGAAGGAATACCGGCCACACTCGTTGTTGATGTAGTTGGTCGCCCAGTTGATGAGGCGAATGAGCAGGGTGTCGAAGGCCGTGGGCTGATCTATGACAGTGAGGGTCTGGCCCGACGCTGCGTTCGTTGCGGGCTGGGACAGCGTGTACTGGGTCGGGCTGACGATGGCCGTTATGGTCGTGCCTGATGGGATGTAGGTACCGGAGATGGGCTGCCCGACGCGCGGCGTCTTGCCAGCCTGCACGGTAGCAGTCGTTACTGTCGTCGTGCTGTTAAGGGTACAGCCGGTGAGGGTAAAAGTGAGGTTAGGGTCAAAGAGCAGGTCTTTAACCCGCTGAAGCGTCGTCAAGGCGAAAGGGGAGAGTTGTTCCAAGGTGGTGTCGAGGTAGTGCCCTCGTCGCCACCCGCGTCCGTCCAAGAGGCAAGGACACGGGCAAAGCGAGGGTACGAGTACCGTTAGGTATTCGATACGGCCGTGCGCACGGGTAGCGGCTGGCCACTCGCTGGCGTGCCGATGAACTCGGCGATAGCCAAGATGGCCGGGCTGGTGCCCGATGTGAACGCTGGGGTGAGCACGATGCGGAGGTAGCGCTTGCGGCCTCCGTACGGAGCGGCAGTGGCGCTGTTGTTGCGCAGCATGACGCCTGCAACGCGAGCGTAGCTGTCCTGTGCAGCGGTGTGGACGTTGAGCGTCGCGCCTATCGCGGTGCCGGTGTTATCCGTTGCAGCCGCCCACGCGTCGCTTACGCCGTTGTCGTTGGACTCCTGGAGTGCCCAGGCGACCGTGGCCGCAGACGGCGAGCCGGACGCGATTTCCGCGCGCACGTGCACCATGATGGACTCGGCGATGAAGGCTTGCGCCGTATCAATCGAGTCGCCGTTTACGGCCGAGCTGCCCGTGAGCGATTGTATCGCCACGGAGCTGACAGTGGAGCACTGGAACAGCGTGTCGTCGTAGGGATTTTCACGCATAGGTGTTCGGTTCTTGTGCCTGCCGCCGTCGATCCGGCGGCTGCGGCGGGCGACCGCGCGGCGTCACTAATTGCCCTGATCTGCGTTGGGAATGCACACAAGCCCTTCGTCGAACCGATGGACCGTGCCCTTGCGCCCGTCTGGGCACTGGCACGCGTCACCGGGCCTGGCGTTGCGGACGAAGCCGGTGCGGCTTTCGCCCGCGTCAGGGACCTGCTCGGCACCTGCGCCGCCTTGAGCGGCTGCTGCCGCTTCGGCCTCAGCTTTGGCTTTCGCGTCGGCTTCGGCCGCTGCGGCTGCTGCATCGGCGTCGGCTTTTGCCTTGGCCTCCGCCTCTGCTTGTGCAGCGGCGTCAGCGTCGGCTTTGGCTTTCGCGTCAACAAACACGCTCTCGGCCGCAGTAGCGTCAGTGTCCGCCTGTGCCGCCTCTGCCTTCTCCTCGTCGGAGGAAGCCTCGGTGAGTGCCGCGTTCAGCTCGTCAGCTTTCGCCCGAGCCTGCGTCGCAGTGTTCTGCAACGCGGTAAGTTCGTCGCTCATAGCGAGAAGATGTTACCGAATAAGAGGCTGTTTACTGCTTCGCGCGAGGAATGCGCGGAACATCCGGTCAGCCACCGGGTTAGGAAGCGGCAGTCTTGCCGACAACCATGGCGCGAGGAAGCGTCAGCGTGAGAGCGTGCGAGTGCTTGTAGACAAGGCCGCGCTGATCGCTCAGTGCTATCTCCTTGCCGCCGAAGCTGCCCGATTCGAACTGCGCCACGCGCATCTCGCCGCGGTCGCCGAACGCAAAGGCTTGCATGTTGCCGAAGACGACGAACGGGTTGCTCGCCGTGTCGGAGAAGCCGTTGACGTTGGATGCGCCGACCGCCGGAAGCCAGCGGTTGGTGTAGACCGGGTAGCCAAGGATCTCGCCTGCGGGCTTGATAGGGCCGCCGCCGGGGTGGTTCTCCACCGCCGGTTCTGGTTTGCCCAAGCCTGCGTAGGGCAGAACGTAATTGCCTGCCCCGTCCTTCGCCACGCGAACCTTCGCCCATACGGTGCGGTTCATGTAGAACGCCGCGCCGGGGAGCAAAGACTCTTCGAGGTCGCCGATCATCGCCGAGCTGTCGTCCATGAGGGCGTACTTGGCGAAGGTAGTCGAGCCGCTCGGGAGGACGTAGCTGGTCACTTTCGTGCCCGTCTCGTCCACCGTGGTGGTCGAAGGGTAGTTTAGGATACCGAGGAACGGGTCGCCGGTATTCGCCCCACCGATGAAGCCCTGGTAGTCGATCTCGTTTGCAAGTGCCTCCCCGCCAAGGGCGAGAAGCCAATCCGCAACGTTGACCGAGGCATCCGCCAAGAGATCGTTGCCGACCACAAAGGCGAGCTGCCACTTCTTCACGATGAGCATAGCCTGGCCAAAGGTCAGGCCCGTGACGGTGCCCGGGGCGTCAATGCCGAGGTACGCCCCTTTCAGGAACGACCCGGTGTAGCTCGGGATCGCCAGCGAGTCGCGCGTCATCGTCCACTTGGCCGCCTGGCTCATGATGGTTCCGACCGACGCTGCGATGCGGACTATGGCATCAGCTATCTCGCGTGAAACGAGATACCCGCCGCGATTGTCCTGCTCTTCGATAAGAGCCTCGTTCGCCTTCAGGTTCAGATTCTGGAAGCTTTTGTTGACGATGGCTGAAGCCGCCTCAACGAAGTCTTTCTTCGCCTTCTCGGTGAGGCCGGTGCGGTCGAAGCCGAACGCCTGGCGCTCCTTGCGGAGATCCGCGACGGTCTTCTGAACGCTTGCCGTAACCTCCTGACCGATGAACGGAAGCAGCTTCTCCTGCATCACCTCGTCGAACGCGGTGACGTGCATCTGCTTGATTTGTTCTGGTGTCATTGTAGATGGGAACTGCGGCAGATTACTTTTTAAGCCGGCCCTCTCGGTTGAGACGTTCGAGGGCGGTGCTTGCCGCAGTGGTTACTCCGCGCAAAACCTCCTTCGCCAACAGGTGTGCGTCAAGCGCATCCTGGGCAGGAACTCCTGCGGGCCTCGACCTTTGTGTTCCGGGAGCCGCCGATGACTTTTTGCCGTCATCGTTGCTGCGGCCTTCCTCCCCGTCGTCATCCCCGAGGTTGCCATGCAGGTCCTCGACAATAGACGTTGCAGCTTTCAAATGTTCATGCGCCTCGCGCAGCCTTTCTCTCGTGGCAGACGATATCCGTGCTCCTACCTTGGCGGTGAGCGCCGTAAGCACCTGAGGGTCAACGTGCGGAGCGAGATATTCTTTGAGGATCTCCACCATCTTCTCATCCGGCTCGTCCTCCTCGCCGTAGGCGTCGCGCACCATGGCCTTCGCTATCTTCGTGACGGCCTTCTTATGGGCGCGGGCCGCCGTGTCGAACTGGTCCGTGATCCAATCGGTATTGTCGTCGCCGCTCTGCCCGCTCTCAACGGACTTGAGGCACTTCTCCTCGAACTCGTCCATCGCCTTTTTGTGCTTGTCGTCATATGCGTCGTGCTCGTCGCGCAGCGCCTTGAGGTGCGGCTTCCGGTCAAATGCTTTGTTCTCTGACGGATCAAAGGAGCGCATCATCGCCATGTTTTTGGCGCGGTGCATGTCGTGCTCGTCGCGTAGCGTGTCGCGCAAGTCTTTCAGGTGTTCGCGCATCTTGCTCTCGGGCGTGGGCTTCTTACCCTTCTCGCCGCTCTCGTCGCGCACGGACGTCGCCTTCTCGCGGAACTCGTCGACGGCCTTGTCCACCTCGCCGGTGTGCCGGTCATGCTCGTTATGGAGCGCCTTCACCAGCTCCTTTTGATTGGAGCGGTTTGCGGCCTTACTTTTGTCGTCTTCCTTCGGGATACACACCAAGGGGCCGTCAGGGTCTTTCGGGTCGGAGGCCAGCTCGCCTTCCGAGCCGTCGTCCATGGTGCAGCTATCGCCAGCCGCCGCCTCTTTGAGCGATTTGAACTCCGGCGGCTTCTTGTCAAACAGTGCGTAGTGCTTCGCGAGATGCTCGTAGACGGCCTTCTTATCGCCATCCACGTCCACACCGCCGCGTGCGCCCATGAGCGCACCCATGGCGGCTGACAGGCCCCTCCAGACGATCGCACCGTCGCTCGCGCGGTGATGGGGCAGTTTCAGATCATCAAATGCGGCGGGAGGGTTCTCTTTGCTCCAGGCGTAGTGTCCTGCGATGTGCCGCTTCTCGGCGTCCGAGAGGTCATCCCAGTCCTTGTCGGTGAAGTCGGCAAGGCTGGGCTTGCTCCAGGCCGTGTCGATCGGTGCGGCCTTGTCGCTCACGTCCTTCGGTATCCAGCCTTTCGTCTCTGCGAAGGTGAGGCCCTTCTGCTTGAGGCCCACAGTGTCGAGGCCAAGCTCTTTCGCCTCGTCAAACGTCAGCGCGCGACCCTGCGCGGGACCGACACCCTGATTTGCTGGCACGGGGACGAATGAAAACTCAAGTAGCTCCGCGCGCGTGATGATCGAGCGATCATCCTCGGCAAACTCCTTGGGGATGAAGCCGACTGACGTAGTGCAGCCGACATTGCTGCCGCTCTTGAGGCCATATTCGTACATCCGGCGCACTTGCTGGGCGAGTGGATTGATGTCCGCAGGGTAGAACACGCCGCGCGCACCCAAAGCGGGCACGCCGCGGTACGTGGTGTCATACGTTTCAGTGCACACGCCGATCGGAAGGCTGTAGTAATCGTGTCCCCACAAGACGATCGGGTTGTTCTTGTAGTTGGCCAGGTCCCAGCCGTCCTGGCGAACGATCTCCCCGGCACGATCCTTGACCTCAGTCGAGATAATTACGTCGAAGGTGCCGTTCGCCTCCTTGGCCTTGCCGATTTTCTCTATGGCGGCAAAGTCCAGCGACTTTACGCGGGCGCGAATATCAGCGGCGAGATCCTCTGTGAGCTTGAGCGCGTAAGGCATATGGTTGGATGAATGATAACAACGATTGGATAAGGGCACACAAAGCTGTGGATAATCGCCTATGACGCGAACACTGGCTGGCACGTCCACCCAGTTTGGTCGAACGGCGTCAGATCTGTCGCGACGCCCATGCGGATGAACCAACCAGGCGCGGGGTTCCCATTCACGTCGGTCACTTGCACGTTGGGGATGGTGAGGCTCGTGTCCCAGCCACTCACGGCGTCGTAGAGCTGCGGGAGGGCGTTCTGCGCATCTGCTTCGGTATCGAACTGAAGGATGTAGTCCATGTTAGGTAGTTATTGTTACGAGCTGCGCCTGGGTAAGCATGGTTGGGAAATATGAGGCGCGGCCAATGTACGTTCCTGGATTAGCACCTCCATCCCCCAGCCCAATGCCGAATGTTGTGATACCCGTTGTGAGGGACGCGGCAGAGGTCGTGACGACATTAGTGGCGTTACCGACACCTATCTGAGAACCCGGCGTGAATGAAAACGCTGCTTTGTAGGGTGGTGTGGGCTGCAACATTATTACGGAATTCAAACCGACGGTGCCGTCGAATATGTTCACCCTGTTACTTCCGTTTATGGTTATGCCGGTGAACTGGCTCGCCGAAGATAGTGATAGAAGGCGGGTCACCACGTTAGCAGCGCCTGTCATTTGAATGAACAATGAACCAATCTGATCTTGGCCATACCAACTGCCGGATGATACCGAGAGAGTGAGCGAGTCCGCAGCGCGTGCCACTGTAGAGCCTGCGGTGTATATGAGAGAGGACGCGAATGAGCCTGTTTCCGCTTGTGCTCCCCACGCGTAGAAGGTTTGAGCGGAAGTCGAACTCTGGGTGCCGTCACGAAGGTCGGTGCCGATGTCAAACACCCACGTTCCCGATGAGGCCGCCGTGAATGTGAGCGTGTATCTCGTCCATGTCGTCGTCAGCGTACACTTTGTGCTGGCAAAAGACGCACCAGCTTTGTTCGTTCCTATGTACACCACTTCGCCTCCGACAGCCCCTTTCAGATAGACCGAGAACGTGTACGAAACGGCTGCCAGGGTGAGGTTTTGATACACCACTCCTGTTCCCGTTGAGACAGCTTGGGCGGCTATCTGGGTCGCCGTATTCGTCCCGTCCGGAGCGGTTGCAGCGTTCGCGGTGAGAGTGGGTTGGTAGGAGCCAAAAAGCGTCCATGGCGATGTCGTGAGGCTCGTGTTTTGCAGCGCGATGTTCGTCGCTGTCACCTCTGACAAGTACCCTAGCGGCGCGTGCGTCACGGGGTCACAGCACGCAGTTCGGGCCACGCCGCTGCCGGCAGTCTGGAGGGTTCCTGTAACATCGAAGTATGTGGCCGCCGACGCGCGGGTGAAGGTGAAGGGGGACAGGCTGCTGCCGAGCCCTTGTACGAAGTAGCGATTGTTTACGAAATCAATGTCAACGCTCGCGCCTGGGAGAACCCAGTTTGGGAGTCCGCCAAGGAGCAACAGAAGTCGCCGGTTCATAGACTAAATCTCGACGGCCTCGATCGTGACGCTGATCGTCTCGGCGCTGGCAGGCGTGTAGCTTCCGCTGACGTACAGCAGACCGTAGACGGTTGAATTGCCGTTCACGACGACACCGAAATCCTGGCCTGTCCGCGGCGTCCCAAAGCCTTTGTAATAGTCGCGGAACGCGAGGCTCGTCGTGATATCGGCTACCCCCTCACAATCTGACTCGTTGACGCTGAACGTCCCACCATCTCCGTTGGCGATACCGGAGTTCGCGCTCGGATCGCTGTTGAACAGGTAGAGGGTGACGGACAGCGCCTGGAGGCTGGTATGTTTGAGTCGGATCTTCCGAAGCAGGAAGTTCTGTGGCCCGTTGTTCAGCGCGAATACGAATTTCAGCGGGACGACACTCGCTGCGGTGGTGCTGTTGGCCATGAGCTGACCGGCCGAGTACGCCGTGGTATTCGCGGGGCGCGTGAACTTGTCCGTGAGCAGTTGCATATGGCGTTAGGATAGCATCGCGTCGCTTGGAGGCCTGCCGGGTGTGGAAAACTACGCAGCCTCGATTGTTTCGGGCCTGATGAAGCAGGCGCAGTCGGGATGGAGGGGCGGCGCCTCAACGTTGGCGTAGTCCACGGTCATGAAGCCGCCGTTCGCACCCTTCACTGTGTCGCCGAGGTCGAAGAAGTTATCGTCAATGCCGATCTCCTTGCCGTCCAACGCTCGGCAGAACTCGCACACGTTGTCCTTCTCTGACGTGTACCATTTCAGCGTCTTGACCATGCCGCTGTCGCGCCACGCTTCCTTGTTCGCCCAGTTGGCGGCACGGAAGCTTTCGGTCTTGGCGATGAGCCCCGCCCGGCGTTCGTCCGCGAAGCTGTAGACGCCATCCACGGCCTCGGTCAGCTCCGTGAGGTTCGTCCCGCCAGTTTGAGCAAGTTTATCGCCCAATACCTTTTCGAGCTGCGCCAGCGTCGTCTCGTTGTAGCTGCGGGCCATCTTCGAGATGCCCTGCTCCAGCGCGGCGCGAGTCTGCTGGTCGGCGAGGATGTTGCGGTGCTCTGCGCCGATCATGGCGAAGGCGGATGCTGCTTCGTCCTTGGCCAGTGATACGAGGACGGGGGTAACCAGGTCGATGGTGAGGCCGATCCATTCCTTGGCGTCGAATAGCTCGCCGATGTCTTTGGTGATGCCGGTAGCTTGCGAGAGATTGAACAGCACTTCCTGTTTCTGCTTGGCGTTGATGCCGGAGAAGATCCCGCGCAACTGGGCCTCGGCCACCTCCGATCGGTCGGCAAAGCGTTTCCAGTGCTCCATGTAGTCGGCGTGGGTGAGCTGGTTGAAGCTCTTGACTTGAAACGCCGGGGCGGCGTCGATCGCCTTGCCAAAGGCCGCCAGAAGGGCCGTGCGCGCCGCGTAGGCGCTGCTGTGGGCCGTCTTGCCACCCGTGCGCACCCGGACGGCCTTGGTATGCCAACCCTCCGGGGTGATCGCTTTGGCCAGGTTGGGCGCCGGGTCGTCTCCCTCCGGCTTCTCCGTCTGGCCGGCCGCCTCCATCGTCGTGGGCCGCATGAGCTGGTCGCCACCGTCGATCGGCCCAAGCCCGAGGTAGTTCTGGCGGGCCTCGTTCTGCGTCATCACCGGCATGCTGCCGACCGCAGCCTGCATCTCTTGGGTGCGGAATTCTTTGTCCTCTGGCGTGGGGTCGATGAACGTGAGGTAAAGGTCGTCGCCGTAGCGAGGGACCAGGAACTCATTGAGGTAGGAAATCACCAGCAGCATCTTCGGCTTGATCGTCCGCTTGCTGAACACGTAGTCTGCGGTCTCGGCCGTCGCGCGGTTCGTGTCGCTTTCGGCCGTTCCCAGGATGGTTTTGGAGACGCGGAATGCGGCCAAGATGCGGTCGCGGGTCGTCGTGGTCAGCTTGTCGAAGTCCATGTCCCGCTGCGTGACGCCGGTATGCTCCAGCTTCACGCCCTTGGGTAGCACTGGGACGCGGTGCGCGTTCTCAACCCCCTCCTGGCGGTTACCCCAGCCCTTGCGGATGCGGTCGAGGTTGCCATCGACGTTGGTATCGGTCTCGATATAGAGGCCAACCTGTGCGCCATTGATGAAGAACTTACGATTGTACTCCATCGCGTAGTTGTCGCTGTCGATCCACGACGCGATGGTCTGCGGGATGCCGATACCCACGAACGGGTCGTTCGGGTCGGGGTATTTGATGTGCAAAATCTGATGCGGCTGGAAGGTGTAGACCTTGGTGTCCAGCGTGTATTCGTAATGGCTGAGCTTGTAGGGGAATGACGTCTTGTCGAGCTTCACGCGAACCGCGCCCGGATTGAGCGGGTAGATCGCTTTGGGCTTGGCTGTGGGGCTGTCCGCGCCGTCCAGGAACCAATAGCAGTTACCGGCCAGCTCCAGGTGCGCCATGGTGACGTACTTCAGCTCCGGGCCGGTCATGTGCGGATTGACCGCATCCAAGAGCGTCAGCAGCTCGTGGTCGTCCAGCTCTTTGTGGTCATTGCCTTTGACCTGATAGAGCCGGAGCTGGATGCCGGACACCTCCGACGCGACGGCATTGACTGCGGCGTAGGTCCAGCCGGTGAAGTTCGCCATGGCGCGGGCCGCGTCGATGGTCTTGGCCCCTGCTGGGCGATAGATGGCGAGGGGGTCATTTCCGACGCTGATTCCCTTGGCTTCGACATTGGGTATCTCCGCCTTGCGGGTGCCGCGGCTGTCGCTGATGACCACGCGGCCATCCCCGGTGATGCCCTCATACCGGTTGAACCGCTCCGTCGTCGTGTTGTGCGGACTTGCGGCTCGTTGGAAGATTCGCGAGAGAAATTCGGGCATAGGTGTTGCCGGAAGTGTAACATCTCGGCTACGGTCTGCCTCTCTGGTGGGGATATAGAAGGGGGAGAGTCCAGATGGAAATCGATAAAGCCATTGTTGATCTGATAACGCAGAAACCAGAATTTCTGCTTATGGTGCTAACTATCGCAGTGATGCCAATTCTCACAATTCCAATGTTGCTAACAAAGAGGTCTTTACCGGGGGAGCTGAGGCGACAATTTGTGCTTGAGATGATGAAGAATCCTGCCATCGAAAGCCGTCTAAAAGACCCTCAAGCCGACCTAAAAGAAATTATGGAACAGCTTCTCAAATTTGCCGCATCACCGCCCCCAACTGTACCTCCAGAGCCGGCGGCGCAAACGATGGGATTTTGGGCAAAGTTAAGTCATGACATTACGTGGGATGTGGCCGGGATTATCGGGCTGATCGTAACTGTAGTACTTATGTTCATGGTGGTATCGCGTACATATGCCGACATGCCGCGCGAAATCTTGGCTGGTTGGACTACCATCCTTGGATTCTATTTTGGTAAGGCAACAAAATGATCGCGGTCAGAAGCGGATGCCTGCATCACGACTCTATTCCTCCATCAGCTCGAACATCTTGAGGAAGGCACGGTCCGAGAACGAATGAGTGTTACCATCCGAACAAACAGCCCTCCACCCATCGCGCTTCCCCGCCTTGTTCACCACCACAGCGTAATACGGCTGTCCGCTGGATGTGTGCTTCTTGCGGTACTTTTGGCCGCGCCGTATCCGATTGCTGGTAAGCATACTCGAATAGTATCACACACAATGTACCTCGTGTCGCGCGGCGCATTTGCGATTGCGGAAGGTCCATCACGCTGTCATGCTCGGCTGGCGTGGTGGGGATATTGAGCATGGTTGAGTGGAAGACTCTTATCGCATTGTTGGGAGGACTGACGCTCTATGCTGGCGTCGTCGCAGCAGTAATAAGCGCACTTTGGAACGTCGCATCCCGCTATCTGTTAAGCAGGTGGATTGAAAAGGAAAAGGCAGAGCTGTCTAGGGAGATAGAGACCCACAAGTCCAGGCTCAGGAGGATGGAACTCCTATTCGACAAGGAGTTGGAGGCTGCAGGAGATTTTATCAGGTTGCACAGGCAGATTCGACTGAAGTATCGCTTCGAGGACATGATTTTGGATGAGGCTTACGACGAGGTATCTGGTGAATTTGGTTCAATCACCAAAAAGCTGACCGATTTCCTCGCTACGCATGGTGCAATAGTCAGCGAGGCCGTCTTCAAGGAAATAGAAGGTTGCATAGATGAGATTGACGGCAAAAAATTCGATCCTAAAGAAATACAAAGGCACACGGCAGAGCAACTCTTGAAGTGGTTCCCCAGAATCGAGAATCTCCTGATCAATGCCGTGAAGAAATGAAGGATCAGGTGTATCAGCACGTCAATTATGTCGAGCCGTGTCGAACTTATGGTGGCACTGTTTGCATAGCCGTATGAAATCCTTGAGGTCGCGCAGATATTTGTGACTCACATTGGCCCATTCGTAGTGTCGGTAGGGTGAGCGTGTACCGCAATGGCCGCATCGCTTAGGCTTTCCTCGATGACGCTCAACCCATCGATGCAGCGCGGTATATCCAATCTTGTCGCCAACCCAATGATGATGGTTCGCTCCGCTGACTGACCGCTTAAACTTACGGTGCTGCTTCGCACTCCACCTCTTACCTGACATTCGCGTGCCAAGGTTCGCAACGGCAACCGTTGACCAACATTTGCGGGAGCAATAGAGGCCTGATTTTTCGGTCGTATAGTACTCAAGCGCTGTTTTGCAGACCTTGCAGGTCGCGGTTGCCCGCATCCCTGAATCATACTGTTCAGTACCGAAAGGGCAATCAAACGTAGTGGATATCTTGAGGCGATATGCCCTCCCCAACCAGCCCAAGAATGAGATAAACGAGAGCATCGACACCGTCATCGTGGCGTTCCACCCCGAAGCCGAGTAGCTGGGTTATCAGCTCCTCGCACCCCGTCCTGGGGAACCTGACCACGCCCATCTTGATGTAGCGGGCTGCCACGCGGAGCCGGGCACGCTTATCTTTGATGGGGTGCATCGCCTGCACGCTGAACGCCCGTCGTCCCATCTCCTCGATGGCCGCCTGCTGGTATGCCACCGCCTCAACGAAGAACTCGCTGGACATGGTGCTGCTGTGCCGCACGTTGTCCAGCGTGGACATGGTGTCACTGAACGTCATGCGCCGGATGATCGGGTGAGGCTGGATGTAGATTTCGATGTTCCCGCCCGGCCATGTCACCTCGCCCGATACGATGGCGGTGTAGTCGGCGCTTTCCTTGGTCGAGATAGCCAGGTCAACGCCGTGTGCCAGGTGATTGCCGTCATCGAAGGGTGGGTCGTCGTAGTAGTGGATGTCCTCCGGGTGAACGTCTTGGCCTTCCTCGGGCACCACCTGCAGAAGCATCTCGCGGCGGAAGCCGATGTCCCCCAGCTCGTTGCGCTTGGCGTCTATGGCTTCCTGGGTGGGGTATTTAGCCCTCCAGGTGCATCGTTCGATCTCGGTGCCGGGGCCATCGCGCAGAAGGGGAAACTCAAGCACAGCGAAGATGCCGGTGTTCTTGAGCCGCGCCATCAGGCCATCGGTGTGTAGCCAGTTCCCGATGATGACCATACGGCCGTTGGCTTCGTCTATCGACGGCAGGACGTTGCCGCGCATCCATCGGTCGCTCTTGTCGCGGTTCTCCTGGGTGCGAACCCAGTCCAGGTCCTCCACGTCGTCGGCGATGATGAGGGAAGGGCGGTGCTGCCGGTGCTTGAGGCCGCGGATCTTCTGGCCACGGGAGCGGCTGAGGATGCGCACGCCATTGTCCAGCACGCAGTTCATAGCCTGCCAGTCTTCGTCGCTCTCCAGCGTGGGCTCGGGCCTGGGATCGTCAATCCGCTTGTATTTCAGGTGCCCGTAGTCTTTGAGGATGAGGTCATTGTTGCGCAGCTCGTGCTGAACCGAGGCAGCGTTGATGCTCGCCTGGCTCCTGGTATCCGCCAGCATGATGATGAACGGGTAGAGGTCGGGATGCTCCAGTGCGGCCCATAGCACCAATGCCAGCGATGCCATGGTGCTCTTGGCGCATCCGCGGAAGCCGATGATTTCCAGGCGCTTGATGTCGTGGTCTTGAAGCCCACCGGCCATCTCGTCGAAGTAGTCGGACAGATCGGCCGGGAAATGGTGAGGCAGGTAGGTGAGGCAGAACCCCTTGAGGGTCTTGGCCGCCGCAAGGCGTATCTCAGGGTCGTCTACGAGACGCTCAAGCTGTAGCGTCTCCGTTATCATTGCCTTTGAAGTCACGCCTGCGTAGGTATTCGCGCAGCGCTACGTTGCACTTCTCGCGATGGGCTGGGAACGAATGGATTGCTTTGTGGTTCGGACAGAACATGGAAAGGCGAAAGTCCGAGGAAAATTGCCAGTAGGTAGGACCAAAGAAGGTCGATATGCTTTTAGGCGTAAGCTGGCTCATACCATCATCAGGCGCACACTCGAACGGGCTAGCTGATACGGGTAAAGTGTATCATACTCCGCTCAAAGCAGGGGACGGGCTGACTGGTGGACGCTCTTGAATTTATCGCTAGGTCTGAGTGGCCTCTGGTCGCGGTGGGAGCCATCTGGCTACTTCGGCGGCCGCTGCAAGAGATGTTCCGCCGAGTTAATCTAACCAAGCTCGATGCCTGGGGTCTTAAAGCTGAATTTGAGTCTGGGCTTGCTAAGGTAGAAGCATTGGCCGAACAGGGTGAGGACAACAAGCCTCAAGAGGAGGATACGAGCACAGGACCAATTGCGTTTTTGACAGCCAATGAAGGATCACTAGCTGATTTCTTAAACAATCCGGAAGGACGGATCATTCTGCGGTGGGGGGAACTCGAACGAAAATTGCACTCCTTTGCTAACTCCACAAAACCTGAGGGTATCGTTAACTTGGTGGAAGCAGCGAGTGTGTTGGGACTTTCCGAAGCCGATACGGATTCGCTGATGACGATGAGAGATCTTCGCAATCAGGCACTTCATTCTCCCGCTGCCACACTTACGGCAGAGGATGTGAAGAGGTTTTATGCGGCAGCACATCGCCTTGAAAGCAGGATAACTTCTGCATATCTGCGCCGCCGTCGGCCGAAATAGAGCACGGATGGAAAGCACAGTTCTCATTTAACCGGCTTTGCGGGCACGATCTCCGCAATCGCCGCTGCCGGCAACAACCCCCCACGCACCCATGCTGCAATGACCACAGTCCGTATCTCGGCGGGCAGGGGCTCATACCGTATCTCCCGTGCCAGCTCTTCCACCGGCCGCTTGTAGAGGCCATTATCGATCTCCGCTTTCAGCAGTGCAAGGTCGAGCATCACGATGGTCTTTGCCGCGTCGATGATCTCTGCATGGAACGGTGGCTTGATACCTGGCGCCGCGGTAGCCGGTGACCAGTAGACGATCTTGAGCAAGCGCTCGCGCATCATGCGATACGTCTCACGGGTGGGTGCCAACCGCTGTTCGATCTGGGTGCGGTCAGCCTCGATCAATGCCTGGCGCGATACCTTCTCGTGCAGCTTCCGCAGATACGTCCAGTCAAAGGTGCGATTGAATTTCTTTTCGAGCGCCTTCTGTAGTTGCGAGACGGTGATGAGTGGGTCGAGTGCCTGTGCGTCACGGATGGCACGTTTGATTTCCTGTTCGATCGCTGGGACTATGCGCATTGGGGTATTATAGGGTATTTTCTGGCGTGCGCGTTGCCTCACATGCCGCAACGGCGGGTCGGTAGACGCCGATGTGGACAAGGGACTCCGGTTAGGAGCGATGGATGGAGCGGTTTCGGCGCTTCAATGCGTGGTCAAGACGCACGATGAATCGTTTCGCCTTAATCTGGGGCGTGTGCCTGTTTGGCACATTGTCCTCGATCCTACTTGTAGGTCGGATGGTGTGGGATGGAGTGCATCTCTCTCCCTCCGCTGTAGGTATGATCGTCCTGCTGGCAATCCCCGCTAGCTACCTGTGGGGGACGGTAATGTGGTGGTATCTGTTTTTGGCTGAGAAAACGATGCGCGCGCTTCGCAATCGGCGGCAACAGCGTCGATCAGGTTAAGACGGTACTGGTTACCGCATGTCCGGCACGTCTCTCATGCCCGTCTATGGCTTTCCGCAGCTCTTCACATCGGGAGCACTTGCCGTCCTCGGTAGGTGTTGCTTCTCCATGGTCGCCTTTGAGTAGGTCGGCGATGTCGATGCCGGGCGTGTCGAGTAGCTGGTCATCGAAGTTCACCAGCAAGTCGTAATCCCACTGGCCCTGGTGGATGTTGTCTTTGAGTGCCCAGCGCTGCTCCTGCTCTTCGGTGAGGTTGGCCAGGATGCAGGGGACGGTGGTGTAGCCGATATGCTGGCAGGCGCGGACGCGCATGTTGCCGGCGATGACCACGTTCTGCCCGGTGCGGGTGCTGACGATGACGGGCCGGGCTTTCAGTAGCTCCGGGTCGTCTTTGATGCTTTGGACCAGCCGCCCAAAGTCGTGCTCGCGGATCTTGCGAGGGTTCCATGAGGGAAGCTCAAGGGCGGAAATGTCTATCTCGACTGTTTCCATGCCGGGCTAAAGATGAGTTACCTCGCGAATGGTAACGTGGTCATGTACATGGATGCCTGACTCGAAGACGTTGAACTTTCCCCAGCGCGGACAAATACGCACTACCCAGCGTTCCGCCCGCCCGCATTCATTGCAATGTGACTGCTTTCTGGTGACTACCTGCTCAATGAGGCGTCGGCCGCAGTCCTCACAAAAGGTATGATTGAGTTTGGTGGTGCGCTCGGGTGTGTCAGCGCGGCAGCTTTTCGGATTTAGCCAGGTGAGTGCCATACATCAGCAACAAGCCCTGCACCCCGGACACTTGGAACCATCGGGCAGCTTCTTTGTGTTGCCGCATAGGTCGCCGGGCGCCTCGACCACCTCAATCTTTGCTTGGGATTTCTCTTCCGGTTGCGCCTCGGCCTCCTTCCAACTCCACGTCTCCGCGTGCTTCACCAGCGCCAGGTTGTTCTCCACGCTGGCGAGTAGCTGCTGCATGGCCTGGGTGCCCTGCTGGGCGTTGCGGGCGATGAGGAGGAGCTGCTGCGCGATCTGGTCGCGCTTCGCCCGCAAGGCTTTGCGCTTCTCGCGATTGTCCACAGTGTGGGCGTCCAGCGCGTTCTCCAGCTCCTTGATGTCAGCCGTGAGCGTGCCGTCCTCCTCCTGTAGCTTCCTGTAGTGGGCCATCACTTGGTCCAGCTCCTTCGAGATGAAGTCGGCGTGGCAGGCGCAGTCCCATGCCTTCTGGCGGCACGCCTCGATGAACGCGGCGCGATGCTCCTTCTGCTGCTTGTCGGTGAAGGTCATGCGAGGTAGAGGGTGTCGCACCCGCATTGTGGGCAGAGATGATCGCGGATCTGCGTCCCGAGTGGGATGCTGACGGACTGTCCCTCAAAGATGTCCCCGAGCCGGCAATTGCTGCACTTGACGAATGGCGCGTAATGGCTGCGCTTGGCTTTTCTCATACCTGTATCGTATCAAACGACGATGCGGCTGTCGCGGGGCTGGTGGGGATATCCGGTCACGTGAGGGACAGCTCTTGAAGCTCCCGGCGCCGCTGGTCAGTTATCTCGTCCTCGGTCGGCGGCAGCGGGATGGTCACGCCGGTGTCGTGCAGCAGCTCCATGATGGCGACGCGGGATAGGTGTAGCTCCAGCCGCAGATGGGCGTAGATGTCCGCCGCGGGCGTGCCGTTCGTGATGAGTGCCACAAGCTCGTCCCGATAGTTCATTGCCAGCTTGCCGTTGGTTAGCTTGTATGGCGAAACTATACCACGCTTCTGGCCTCCTTCTGCCTGCGCCACTACACGTGATAGCCGTACGCGCAGTCGTAGCAGACTGGATTGGGAATCACTCGGTATCTGAGGGTCGTGTTGGTGCAGCCGGGATGGCTACAGGGTAGGACGTAGAGATGTGGCGGAGTGGTTTTCATTCCGTTCTTGCGGCGCTGATGCCTTGTATGGTGGGATGATAGCATGTTTAGACTGACTCCGACGATGCCGATGACATCCAACGAAATAGAGGCGGCAAACCGTGCAGAGGCGACCGCACTTCTGATACGAGCCGGATACCGAGTCTATCGGCCGGAGGCTGACGCGTATGGAGAAGACTTAATCCTGCGCGACCCAACTGGAGAACTGCGAGCGGTACAACTGAAAGCGCGACCTCTGGTAGATTGGAGCCGTTATGGCGGCAAGAACATATGGATGCTGTTTCCCGACCCGAAAGGGACAATCCCTGGGAGGGATTGGTTTCTGATCATGCACGACACTTTGTTCGAGAATATGCTCCAAGAGCACGGGGGCACCGAGTCAATGGCCAAGAAGGCGTGGAGTGACGCCACAATCTCCAAGAGACTGCGGACTTTCCTCGCTAACTATCAGTTGCCGCACTCGATGCCAGCTCCAACAGAAGCTACCTGACCACTTTCTTTTCTTTCTCCGGATAGCAAGCCCCAAACAGCTTCCACTTCAAACGCCATTCGGGTGTCTCAAAGCCCTTTACCTCGATGTACGTTTCGCTACCATCCTTGCCGATCTCCACGAAGTCGATCGTGTAGGTGCAGATGAGCTTGCCGTTGACCCGTAACTCAATGGGAATCTGCCGTCGCCACTCGCGTAGATCCCCGGCCTTCACGCGCCAGTCTAACTCCTGTGCGTACTTGGCCTCGCGACCGCTGTGATAGGTATGCCCGTTGTAGGTAGCTCGCTTCGCATTGTACTTACCCGCGCGTAGTGGCCAATTCACCCACCCATTGTACCATTCTCAGGGATGGACGCCGATCGGAAGAGCAGATCGGATCACCCATGCGTAGACGATCAAACTGATAACGACGAGCGCAATTAGATGCGGAATTACCCAGAAGTTGCCAAAGAATATCGCTCTGATCCAGAACCAAAGTCGTATTGGGGCATGCCAACGACATGCATAGGCATCCGGGAATAAGTGCGGCTTCCGAACCTTCTCGTGATAGAAATCGACGTTCGCGTGGTTGATTGGGCATTCGTCGAGCGCACGCGCGTACTCTTTCATTAGATGCTCAAAATCTCCACGAGCCTTCTCAACGTCCGCATCCACATCGATGTTCTTGAGATGGTGGTGCACGGTTGCGATTTTACGAGCGCATTGGTGTAGTAACTCACCTTGGTGGTAGAAATTTTGCGCGCCATCAATGAGGCTGGTGAATATGACAAAGACCGAAAACACGATTGAGCACGCGAGGAGGATCTGAGACTGGAAGGGCTTCAGTTCCAATATATTCGGTACCAGCGAAAGAGCGATTACATAGAGAGACAGGAACGACACGATGTATGCAGACGCCCGCTGCCGACCCGCTAGGCGCAGATTGGCTTGAAATCGAACGTCTCGTGTGATCTCGACGCTTCGCTTGAAGTCCTTAATGGCATCCTTCAGCACCTGGTTATCGTGGCTACTGCTGTGCTCCTCAACCACGTCTGCCTCCCATAATCTCGACGGATGTCATCATTCCTACACGGTTTCGAAGATCTTGCCACCGTAAGAAAACCCCGCCAATTAGGCGGGGCTGGGGCTATACCCCTAGTGGACGGTCTCGCATACGCCGTCGATGACACGATGCAGCGTTGGGGTCGAGTTCGGATTGTCCATCACCCGGCCCGCGAGGGAGTGCGTGACGGCGTTGAACAGACGCCACGCGGTCGGCTCCTCCAGGTCGGGGAAGGACGGCTTTTCCCATTCCTTGAGCACGTCAGGCACCCGTTGGATGTTGATGACGCCCTGCCGGTAGAGGTCGAGGATGGCATGGTCGGCCTGGCTGTCGGTGAGCATCACCTGCTTGTAATGCTGGAAGGTCTTTGCCTGGGCCTCCCGATGCAGGGCCAGCGGCTCGATCAGCTCCCCGACGATGCCGGGTAGATCCCGCTTGAGGTTGGCGGTGTGGCGGCGCTTGATGACGTGATCGGCGCTGAACGCCATGTTGTCGCAAACGAACACGCGCGAGCCGAAGCCAATCCCCACGGGGAAGCTCCGGTCATTGCTGTTGCGCAGGCCCACGGTGTCCTCGTAGCCCGTGTAGGCGCTGCGCAGGGACAGCAGGCCGAAGAAGCGGAGGCCGTCCTCGGTGACGCCGTAGTGCTCGTCCGTCACCTCGTGCCCGTACATGCCGAGCGTGCTCTTGAGCAGGTCCACTACCCGAAAGTGCGGGATGGGGACGTGGGTCGTGGTGGCAGCCGGCGTGTCGAGCTGGCGCAGTCCGTCATAGTCGATCGCCGAAGCGCCGACGTGAAGCATCAGAGTCATGGGTAGCTCTCCTGTGAAAGAACAACCCACTAATCGTACCATGCGCGAGTTGAGTAATCCTGAGCAAGAATGTTGAAGCGACATCGGAATGGTGTGCCGAGTAAGGTTGCCTCCTCCATAGGAGGTCAGCATGACACTCAAAATCAAAACAATCCGCGGTCGAGGATACTACTACAACGACGTGTCCAAGCGCGTCGGCGGCAAGGTGAAGACGACCAGTTCCTACGTCGGCCCGGTCAATCCGAAGCGGAAGCGCATCGGCGTCGGCACCATCCTCGCTAATCTGCTCATCGGCTCTGCCGCCTTTGGTGGCATGGCGGCGATGGGCCGGCTCAAGACGCGGCACTACACGGACAGGCCCTACACCAATCAGCGTGCCAAGTCGTTGGCGAATAAGGCGCTGCGCGAGCTGTATGCCAAATACCAGATGGACGACACCCATCCCGACAAGTTCCAGGCCAGCTTCGACCGGCTGCCCCAAGAGATGAAGGATGAGGTGCTGGCGGGGCGCAAGGCGGTATTCGACCGGCACCAAGCCTCGCAGCCGCGCGTCAAGGAAGTGCCGACTACCAAGCAGATGACACCCGACATGAAGGAGTTTGCAGACCGGCTGACGGCGCACCGTGCCAAACAAGCCGCCCGTGCTGCTGCACCCTCGGCACCTGCTGGCCCACAAGCTGAGGCGGTTGCTGCGCCGGATGAGGGCGATGAAGGAACGAGCTAGATCCCCTCAGCGCTCATTGTGCTATTGTCGCGGTGTGCTGCCAGATGGAGGATCGGCGTGAGTGAATCAAATAAGCCCGCCCATGCGGCAGAAAAGAGGCTAGCCGCAGCCGTCTTTGTCAAACTGGCCAAACGTGTAACGGAGTCTATAGGCCCGTTCGGTGGTTGGATGCTCGCCGCATATGCGGGCGCATTCTCCTTCGTGCTTTCGAAGTACCCTGAAGTATCGACGTTCGTTGATGCGCCACATATCCGAGACGCGCTCATGTGGCTGCTGGCGGCTTTTGTGCTTGCGTTGCCATCACGATTGATGATTGCACAGGTGACCAGCGGTTTGGCCGTGACAGAGGACATGCCCGCATTGGTTGCTCAGCACGAGCCGTACGATAGAACCATTTGGGCCAGAGAATACTTGAGCGGCCTGATCCTGCCAAACAGGTTGATCGCTGGTTGCGTTATGAGGAAGGTTCAATCCGGCGATATAGCCGCCGGTGCTCGGCTAATCGCAAAGCTGTCACAGTGGCAAGCGGTGACAGTCTGGGTTCAGATTTTGTGCGGAATAATCGCAACCGGATGCTTAGTATTTGGATTGAAAGCGTGATGCTTGGTTCGCTTTTTTCGCCAGCTCTGTCCGCCCCTTCTTCCCCAGCTTCTTCATGCGGGCCACGCCTCCCTTGGAACGGGCGAGGCGGGCGGCCGGTGACATGGTGTAGGTCATGCTGTGGGTTTGATATCACTCGCCCATGCTGCAAGCCGTCTGACGTGATGGTAGATGTGGTCGTCGGGAAAGCGTGTCGCTTCCCAATGCTCCTTCTCGTCTTGCGTGTAGTTGGCAAGGATGGCGAGCACGCTTTTGTAGGTGAGTGGGTCCATACGGTTAGGCCATCGCCTTGGCTAGTTTGGTAATGCGTGCCTCCGAACCGACCAATCGAACCTTCACTGAGATTTCCTTCGGCCGTCTGCGAGCTTCCTTCTGCGCCAGCTTGCCCGCCCGTTGAAACGCAGTGCCGAACGATGACGCTTTGATGTTCCGGTCTGAGAAGATGTGGCCCCAATCGCACGTTGCGGAAGCGATGTAGTGGTTCATAAAGTGGCCAAAATCTGATAAGCGCGGTCAATCGCAAACCTGGCATTAACGGCATTCCGCACCCACGCGCCGCGCGATGGCGACCAAAGGAATCCGTATGAGCGGAGAGATTTGCAAATCTCCGAAGACGGTCGCGAATTGAATTTGATGACAATGCGGTTGTCGCTTTTGTCCTCGTGCATCGTCCATCCGTTGCCGCTCTTCGGCTGCATCGTTTCGGCCCCGCGTGCTTGTTCAAGGCCAGCGATACGCTCCTTGATGCGGCGGACGTTCGCACCACTGTTGGTGAGCTGATAGGTCGCATATGGCTTCTCTTGGCCATTCGCCCTGGCTTCACGGTTGCTCTCAACCATGTGCGCATGCGCTTCTTCGAGCTTGAGCAGCTTATCCTCCAGCTTCCGTACTGCTTCGGGGTCGTCCGAAGATATGCCGCCTGAGCCTACGCCGTCCGCGCGTGCTTCGAGGTTATCAGCCTGCTTGGAAAGCTCGACCGATTTATCAATTTTGCCAACCGCTCGGCCACGATATGCCCGGTCGCTGCGTTCGCTGTGATGTCCTACAAGGATTGGCTGCCCGAAAGGGATTTGTGAAAGAGCGTCCCATCCGTCTTTTGAAAGCTTCTCCGCTGCGGCGCGGCGCTTGGCCGCCGCCGCTTTGAGTCGCTCGCGCTTGGCTTCCTGCTTTTCTTCGTACGAATTCATACGCCTAGAGAGTTAGGCCCGTTGTCTTACCGAGATGGCTGATAAGCTCGTCTACCGAGGGAGCACCTTCGGCGTAGGCCGGGTGGTGGCTCGGGCACATGACCTCTTCCGCACCGTTGCTGAACTGGCCGGGGAATACCCCTGTACCGTTACACTCGCACTTTACATCAATCTTCATACGCTAAGATTTGATTACGAACCTTGTATATACACAGCATATCAGCCAGCAAAAACCTGTCCAGCAAAATACTGTGTACAACATACCCGACGATTGAACCGCTAACGTGTCAAGGTGTGGGACATTTTGTCACCCCCCCTTGAAGAAAGAAAGCCGCCCCCCAATCGGGGAGCGGCTGTAACGCTTTCGGAAGCGAACGGAGTGAGCCTATGCCCACTCGGCTCTTAGCCGAAAAATGCGAGTATCACGTATAATAGTGCAATCAATAAATGTATAAGTAAATGTAACATGCTTCATACCCGTCTCCTTCCAATGCAGACATCCGATAGCGCTTCGCAAAACCCAACGTACCAGCATAGGCATACTATACCACGTTTCGATATTGTATTCAAGTGTTATTTTTCAGAAAAATGCCCCGCTTTACGGCAGGGCATTTAGGGACCGTCAGAATTCGATGGTGAGTTTCTTCTCCTCGACCAGAGCCTTGAGGCAGGTGAGCGCGTCTCCGTCCGTAGGCGCGAGCGGACAAATGACGTTCGTGCAGCCGTGCTCGCTGGCACGCATCACGTCCAACACGTCGGACACTATCCGCACGCTCTCGCCCTCTGCGAGCCGGTGAGTGCCGAACCAATACGGCAGCGGCACGTCCTTTGGCATGAGGTAGTGCGGCACATCGCCGCCCAGCGATACGCCGATGAAGGCTTTGACGGTGCCGGTAACGTCGTGCCACGCCACGGCCAGCCGTCCTCGGTTAAGACCCTTCGACGCATACCCAGCCTGGAACTCAATGAGAGTCTCCGGTTGGAGGTCCAAGTCCTTCAACGCATCGTGCCCGGCGTCGAGGGTCTTCAAGTAGGCGAGCGGGTCAAACCCAGCCGCCTTGCGCTCCTGCGGGCCTTCTGAGGCTGCGGGAGCGTTGTCGGCGGGTTTGCCCGCACCATTGAGGCCGAAGTGCTGGGCGAGCTGCTGGCCCGCCTGGCTCTCTGGTATCCGCTTGAAGCGGGCAACCAGGTCGATGACCGAGCCGCCGCGCTTCTCCGAGAAGCAGTAGAAGATGTTGCGGGCGGGCGTGACGACGAAGGCGCGGTTGTTCCCCTCCTTACAGATTGGGCAGAAGCCGCGGAGCGTCTCGCCGTGGGGTGTGAGGCCCGTGATGCCAAGCATCTCGATCACCTGGGCGATGGTCACTTGCTGCTTAATCGATTGGAAGTCGGCCATGAGCCGTTCTCCTCTGTGATGTTCTCCTTACGATATCGTACCATCCCTACGGCTGGCTGATGTCGATGTCCGGGTGTCCCGCGCGGCGCCACGGCGTCGTCAACAGTTCCGACAAGACGGGCGGGACGATGAGCTTGTCCGCGAAGTTCGGAACAACCTTGAACAGCATGTAGGGGAGGCCGCGGCCGTTGGTGAGTTTCATCACGAGGGCGATGATGCTCTCCATGTGCGCGTAGCTGGTGGTGATAGTGAGCACCAGCATGCCGCCCCTCAATCCGAAGTGCTCTTTGTAGCGGCCCGTCTCGATGAGCTGGCGGTATTGGAGGATCTTCCGCAGGTAGGATGTCTGGTCGAGGTTATTGCGCACGACCGGCTCATTCTCCCGATCAGCCTCAAGGAGAAAGGCGCGGGCTTTGCCATTGCCATACCGGATGCCGAAATAGGCGTCGGAAATAAGCGGGGTCTGCGACGTGTGGCCGTTGTGCGAGATGGTCAGCGGCACTTTCAGGTCGCCGCCTCGCGCACGGGTCAACAGCCACTCGCCCGTGTCGAACGTCAGGCCCGCGTCTTTGCACGCCAGCTCGATTGAGGCCGTGAGGCACGCCTCCATGAAGCGGTGGTGGTAGTTGGTCTTCTTGCTCGGGAAGGACGTGTGCGCGATGAGGCCGCGCTCTTTGAGCAGCAGCTCCGCCGCCGCGTCGCACTCATACACGGCGTCCTGGTATTTCGTGATGACGCTGTTCTGCTGCGGGGGACGTTCAAGGTAAGCTCCGCCGTGCGGCGTGTTGTCCTCATGGTAGAGGTCTTTCAACCGCTGCTTCACGGTATCCAGCGACGGCGTGGTGTCCTTCGTGAAGGCGTAGAGGTAGCCGGTCGGGAGCGGCCCATGCTGCCAGAGTTTCTGGAACCACACGATCTCTCGCGCACCTGGAGTGACGCGGATGCCGGATGGCTGGCGGAAATAGCGCGCGCGGCGCTTCGGTTTGACAAGTGCGTCCATGCACCAATGGTACAGCACTACGGGGCATGTCATATAGGAAGCGGAATGAGTAGCTGTGAGTAACGCTAGTAGCCGTCGTCAGGTAAATCCCGAGTTGGCGGCCTGGGGCGCTTGGGACCCGGCAACCCCGGCCGATTCGGTAGCTCCTCAGCCTTACCGTCTATGGTCGTGCCTTCAAAATCATCCTCGGCTTTTCGCGGCGGAGGGTCTTTCGTCATCTCTGCGCGATTGAACATGCGCATGCGGCCGTAGTCGTGCTCGTCCATCGACTTCCGCTTGTCGAGCGCCCCAAAAGGGATTTGAAGGGATACGGCGCGACGCAACCCCCGCGCATAGCAAGCGAAGCGTCCAAATTCGGGACGGTCTCCAGCGGGCTTTTCGTGTTCCATGATGAACTCTGGATCGGTTCGCATGTCGCTCGCGAATGCTTTGGCATCGGATGCTGATACCGTGCTCATCATTTTAATGGCCGTGTTCGACTGGATGGTATGCACAAACGAGCCCATCTGCGGCACATCCTGAAACGCAAGCATGGCACCCAGCCCATAGGAGCGAAGCGTAGTAAGCAGTTCCTCCAATTTCTCATCTACATAGGGAGCGCACTCGTCGATATAGATGCGTGCTGGTTTCACCGACCCTTCGACCATCCTACCCCGATCAAGGGCAGCACTGATAACGCGGGAGATGAAATAGCGAGCGAACATCGGGGAAAGTTGTGGGCCGAGGAAAGCACGCTCCGCCGAGACAAGAATGATCTTCCCGGCATTGAGAGCTTTCGCGATATCAAGTGCATTGCCACGGGCGCTAAACATGCGGCTCAAGGTGCGGCGCTGGATGACCTGTTGTATGCGGCGCTTGAGTTCATTCTTCGTCTCTGCGTAATGCCCCCGAGGCCGTAAGAAGTCATCGCTGAGAAGGAAGTCGCGTGCCTCGGGGGCTAGCTTCTTGACCCACTTCGTAAATGGTGTGAGGTCGGTGAGGGCTTCCTCAAACGTAGCGAGCGTTGCTTCGGGGATGTGGCACATAAGCTCCACAAGCGGTATAAAAATCACGCTCTGCTTTCCGGTGATGTCGGATCCCAACAGGCTCCCCAAGAAGTATTCCAGACTGGAAACAACGTCGTTCACTGCCTGGTCGTCTGATGTCGAGATATCGACGTCAAACATGTTGAGGTGGGGCCGCTCTCTCGGATCGATGATGACCAATCGATCGCGCAGGCGCCCATGATCAGGGTGGAATACGTCCAATCGGGCAATGCGCTGCAAGAGGTCTCGTGGACCAGCCTTGCTGTCTATCACGACCATGCCAGGCGGATCATCCCGGTCAAGGTCGGCAAGGATGAGATTTTCAAGTGTCTGGCTTTTACCGCCATCGCTGCCTGCAACGATAACGCCGTGCGCAGCGCGATGAACCTCTGAGAAGCCCCACGACACGCGAGCAGTGAACAGGTCGTGGAACTTGGTGCTTTTCCAATATGCTTGGGCCAGCTCGGTTGAAGTGGCGGCACGGTAAGCGCCCGGTTGAACACGCTGCCCTGCGTCTAACTCTTTTTGCGATAGGCTTCTTTTTGAAGCGCCTTCACGATTGAGGTCGAAGACCTTGCGAAATGTATCTCCAAGGTGTACTGCTTTGCAGTCGTCGTCATAGAGACGGTCCGACACTGTACACATATCTTCCGCAGGGTCGGGCAGTATCTCAGCCATCGGTAGCTCAAACGGGCCTCCGACGCGTCCTTTGAGCTGATCGGCTAGGAACGTTAATCCCTCGGCGACCACGTTACCCGCGAGTTCCGCTCGCGCCCTATCTGAGCCGACGCTCGTCAGTGCCTCGTCCATCCGGGTGCGAAGACGAGCGTAAAAGTCTAATCGGTGGCGGATATCAAAGCCTGTGTATTCCGGGAAGGGTACCTCTGTTCTGTCCTGTTGATAGATCTCAACAAGGAGGTCTAACCCGATGCGCACTGCATCAGCACCAAGGAGCACACCGTGTCCGGACCTACCGCTTTTGTAGGCAGCAATTATCTGCGGATGGCTCCTACCAATCTGCTGTAGAACCGACCCGCCTATGGTCTCACGCACCGCTTCAGGCGGAATCCTCGTTGCTGAACGATATACGGCTTTTCGACTCTCATATTCGTTTTTGAACTCGATGCCATACCAAGGCACGTACTTGTAGAGGATGTATCCGGTGACCGAGCTGGCGATCAATCCCCAAACGGGATTGATTAAAAGGGAGAAAAACACGAGCCAAGCAACCGATGCCGCAAACACCCAAAGAAGCACGTCTTTATTCCAATGCATCACCTCATGTCCGTTTTTCAGGACGGGCGCCCAAAACAGAATCGGCATAAAAACGTAGGTGCCAGGCAGTGCGAATAGCAGGAAGAACGCGGTGAACATACCGGATGCGGTATCGGGCACTACTAGGTCGCTAAGAACCTGTGCACGCCTTTCTCCACCATGACCCTCGGCCTGGCATACCGTGCGCCGATGCTCTTCCTGACGGCTGATGGGTGCGTTCTTAGGGTACGTGGCGGCACGGTCAGCCTCCCCTGTTCATTACCGAAAACCATCCCGCAACGAGAGCAATTGCGCAAGGGGAGTCAACCCTAGACGCTCTGGTGTCTCATCGCCGCCTCGATGAACTCGTTGTAGGCGTTGTCCTCCCGGAGCGGGTCCGGGTAGAGGCCGGCGTGCTTCGCAAGGAGTACGGCATCATCGTGGAGTGCTCCCGCGATGACCTTGTCCTTTACCAATAGGACACTCCGGCGCAGGTTCTCCGGCAGCTCATCGAGGAACCGGACGCCTGCTACAAGGCGGTTCTCCCGTATCAAGGACACGTGGGCGTCTCGGCCATAAAAGCCAAAGTCAGGGACAACCACCTGTCCTTTATACTGCACCATCAGGAACAGTCCGATGGCGAGCGCATCGAAGTCGCCCAGCTCGGCGCGGTTCACCCTCGCCAGGATGGTCGAGCGCGGGTTGAAGGAGAAATTGGTCGGGGTGCAGAGCATCCGCCGCAGGACGGGTGAGCGCATCAGACGCCGGACCTTGCCGTACGCCCAGACCTGACCCGTGGAGGATTGCCGGTCGGGGACGGGTATAAGGCTGGCCAGGGAGGCTGGCGCCTGGTCCAGCGCCTCGGCTATGAAATCCAGGCCGGTGTCTTTCGTGAGAGTACCGTCACCTCGCGAAAAGAGGGCGTCGAAGATCTCGACCAGCTCGTTCGCGCCCCGGTAGGTGAGCTGTTGGAGCGGGTTGAATGAGTGAACTGTGGGGTCGAACACCCGCGCCCGTGGGATGTCCGGCACCTCGTCGTGTATGAACAAGTAGCCGCCTTTCGGCGGCGCAATTGGTGTCGTGCCTATATATATGCGGTTGGTCATGGGCGAGCGGGCTGCGGGAGGTAGAGCCCGTGTGGTAGCAGGATGCCTACGGTGCCCACTCGCCGCGAAACGAAGAACCGTCCTCGGTCATTGTAACTCGTGAAACGCAAAAGCCGCCGTGATGGCGGCTCGTGCGCTTAATGACTTACCGCATGCGCGGCACCGTCAATTGTATAACAGCACGCGGGGCGGAGGCGGCGCGAGCAATCAGGGCGGGCGAGAACTGTGAACCGTCCCCGCCAACGGTTCGTCGTGGAAGCGAAGCGCCCCGACCCAAATGACGTACCCCGAAGCATCGGGAGGCAGCCCCCCTGTAAGGTTACCTTCAGGGGGTGCGCCCGCCTCGTGCGAGGGGGGTGATGGTATTCAAGGACACGAACGATAGTGAGTGGAGGAGATAGACAACACAGACATTTGGGTCGGGGCGTTAGCCGCGCGAACCGTTGTGCGGGAAGTGTCTGATATTATTGCGTTTCATCGCGAAAATTACGTCCACGCAGAGAGACATACTGGGTGTAACTCCGTATGTGGCCCTGCATGGCGTTTTCGTGGGCATCGTAGACTATCGGACAGGGTGAGGCCCTAGGCTCCCCGCCCTGTCGCACCTGGCCGCTAAGTCTTCATACGCTCGGCGGCCTTTTGCGTGGGCGGTCAATTGTCAACCGACTTTGCGGTAGTTGTAAACAATGCAAAACCCCCTGGTGATCCCGGTGTTGGAAGCCGGGGCCAGGGGGTTTCGTGGCTCCATTTAGGAGTCAGTAGGCGGCGGCTTGAGCGCCCGGCGAGAGCGGTTATTGGCCCAATCGACCATCTCGTGTCGCAGGAAGAGCAACGCACCACGGTTGGTCTCCGAGAAACCAATTGGTTTCGGAAAGTCCGGCCGTTGGCGGTAGCGATCAATTTGCGGGCGCGACCGTCGAAGGAATCCCTTAACCTCCTCCATAGTCATGTAAACGCTCTGTAGGTCGTCCATCACGAACAGCTCCATGTGTTGGAACCGTCCGGACGGCGTCGGCGTCCAGCGGGATCGCCGGACTGCGAGAAGGTTAAGGCTGAGCAACGGCGAGGGTCAATTACTCTTCCTTGCTCATAGTGCCTCTCATACCCATTCAGGTTCGCCGAACTCGATCGCCATCTCGGTGTCAGCCTCATCGACGATGGTGCGCTGGAACCACTCCTCGAACTTCTCGACTGCATCGCGCATCTCGTCCGCGTAGTGATGGCGCTGGTAGACGCCGACTATCCCCGCGCGCGTGCCGCTGACATGGTTGAGCAGCGCCTCGATGACTTCGAGCCGGATACCAAGCCGCTGTAGGTTGGTGGCGTAGGTGCGGCGTAAGTCGTGGAGTGTCCAATCGGTTCCGGTGCCGGGCGCAAGCTCGATGACCTTCGCTTTTAGTTGCGCGGTAGATTTGGACCAACCGTTGAAGATCTGGTTGGGCTTACCCCTCGCGGGGAACAAACTCGTGGTCGCCTTGGTAATGTTCGACCGGAGTATAGCCGCACACCGCGCACTGATAGGGAAGGTGTGCGCGCGGCGGTTCTTGGTTAGCTCTTTTGGAAGGCATATGGAATTATCGGTGATGTAGGCCGCCTGCAACGCGGTGATTTCCCCGCGCCGCTGGCCGGTGAGTGCGAGCAGCTTCACGATAGCACCGAAGTGGCCGCCAACTGCGTCTGTAGCCTCCCACAAGGTGGATAACTCGGCGTCGGACAGGACGCGCTCCCGAGGTATCCATGTGGATGGGAGTTCCAAACCCTCGATCGGCGAGTGCTGGAGTAGTCGGCGACGGACGCACCACCGGAAGAAAGTCTTGCAGTATCGATGAAGGTGCTCCCCTTCCGAGGGGGAGATCTTGTCGGTGACGTTCGTGATGTGGTGTGCGGTGATGTCCGCTAGCTTCTTGGCGTTGAGGTGCGTGAGGCGCTTGGTGAAGAGCCGTTCAATCTCCTTTTTGGAACGCGGAGCCAGCTTGGCGAGGTGCTTCTCGCCATACAATTGCAGCGCAGCTCCGAAGGCGATCTTGGGCGTCTGATTACGTCCTACGGCCCGCTCCGCCTTTATCAGCCCGGCGATCTTCCGTGCTTCCGCCAGGGCCATGATGGGGTAACGGCCGATCGTCACACGGTCCCTGGACTTGCCGGCCGATAGGACGAAGGACTTGGCACCGGCCTGGGATACGCGGACGCCGAACCCCTTGAGGGTGTCGTCCACATAGACCCTTACACCTACCTCGGGGGCCTTCAGCGCGCGCACGCTCGTTTCGGTGAGTCGCAT